TGACCAGCACCGTGTCAATGATCTTGCGGACCCGCTCCAGCGCGTCCATGACTTCTTTCCCAGTCCAGTCACGGAGGTCACTGGTTTCCAACCGATGCATGATCCGGCGCCACACCAGGATCTGCTCTGGCAGTGGCATCCGGACCCGCATCTTGCGGTCCCAGATCGTGATATCCCCCTCGGGGACCGACTGGGCGGTCTGTTCGGTCTCACTCATGGTGCCACCCTACATGAGGTCGAGCGGACATCTCACCCGATCGAGATCGTCACGTCGAAGCCCTCAGCGCCGGCCACCTCTTCCAGCGCATCCGTCAGGAACGGGCGCCCCGCTCGCGCGGGCTGGTGAACCGACCGGGCATAAACCACCCGGCCGCCAACCTCGAACCGAAGGAACTTCCCGTTTCTGGGCACGATCGTGATTGCCCGGCGCCCGTTGTGGACAGCCAGCGCGTAGTCGGCCGTGTACTCGACCGCGCCCACCACCTCGGAGCCGGACGGAGTGGCGGGGGACATTGACCCGCTAGCCCGCAAGGGTCCGTTGTCGACCGGGCAGAGGGCCGCTGAACGGTTCAGTGTCTGCCGCACGACCCTGCCCACCAGCTCCATCGCCACGTTCATCCCGACCTGATGCAGCGCTGAATGATCGAGGTCAAGTCGGATGGTCATAGGTCCAGGCTAACGGCCGGAGGTCCGGGAACACTGGTGCGTCCACCAGCTCTTTACCGGACCTCCGAACTGTCGATACTAGCAGCAGCAGCTCAGCGTGGTTGACAACTTGGACGTAGTGCCTGTAAGGTTCAGGTATGACGTTGACCAAGGCAGCCGAGACGGTAGCGATCCACATGAGGGTCCGCATCCGCCAGGCCCTCGCCGAAGGATGCAGTGCTCCCAGCAACATGACGCTGTACGCCCAGGGGATGCGGACCGAGCTGTTCAACCGAGGCATCATCACTGTAGAGCCGCACTGGCGGACAATCCGCCAGGAGTTTCGCAAGCTACAGGGTAAGTAGCTCAACCGCTGGTCCGAGAGGCATCCGTGAACCAGAGGGGGCGGCCGACCCGCCAGCCGGATTGATCGACCGGCAACGCGATAGGCGCGGCCCCCACTTACTAGCTGGAGGCAACCTCTCCGGCGTCCGGGCAGTCACAGGCCGGCCCGAGCACGGTCATCGTGAGCACCCCACCTACGCAGCCCCCCTGAACAGCAACCGGCTGCCAGCGGCCGGGCAGGACCCGCTTCTTCCGGCCCGGAACAGCGTCGATGAAACAGCAGATCGCACGGCGCATCGCGGCAGCGTCGTCCATCACAGCCTGGGTCACCGCGTCCCACTGGGCGGTTGTCGGGATCGAGCCGGGACCAGGGGTGGGCGAGCACCGGACCGCCCCCATCTCCAGCTCCACCACCCAGGCCCGCGCGCCCTGCGCGTCACCGATCGGCGCGGCGTCTTGGTTAGGGAAGGTGCCCGAGCTGGGGAAGAAGGTTGACGGTCGCACCCATCCCAGGCCCTGGCAGCACTCGTCGTGAGAGGTTGATATTAAATGGTCAACCACGGTTCCGGGCCGGAGCCCCACATACGCGGGCGGCGAGGTCACCTTGTCCAGCTCGACCGCGTAGCAGTCCAACAGCTCCCGCGCCAGCGGCATCACCAGGGGGTCAGCGACAACCATCACGAACTCCCCGCCGGGATCACGGTCATCCGGTCGCACGACTCGGGAAGGTCCGGGCTCAGCAGCACCGGGGGCCGGGTCCGCTTGCTGGGGTTGAGCGCGGCCACGATCGCGTCCACCTCAGTGATCCCGGTCAGGCCCTCCTCGGGGGAGGCGGGCTCGACCTCGACCGTGACCCCCTGGCGGTTCAGCGAGGTCATCCGGGCCGGCAGCCGGCAGTCCCCCCCGGTCATACCCTTGCCGTACTCGCACGCCAGGATCGCGGTAGCGACGGCCAGCGCCTCGGGCAGCTCCCGCCCGCGCTCGTAAATCACCTGGAACGCGCCGGCTGCATCCGGGGCCGCGGTGAAGTCCTGGCAGGTCGGCCAGCACGTCCCGTCCAGCCGGATCAGCCAGTAGGTTCCCTGGGTCACGTCCACCCGGTAGGCCGAACTGGGGACCACCTCCCCATCCACCATCACCTCATTGACCGAGGCGACCGGGCCGCGCAGCACCACGGCGCACTCGGGCCGGCAGCAACAGCGCGGTCCGCACCCGCAGTTCCGCCACACCCCGCCGAACAGGTACGGACCCGCCACCACCGGGTCCTGACCGGGCCACATCGGGTACGCCCGGTAGGCCGGGTCTTCGAACCGGTCCTGGGCCGGCCGGACGGTGACCGGGCATGGCCCGTACTGCCGGCCGGTGCGTGCCCATAGGTAGGTGGACGCCAGCCAGAGCGCAGCATCCTTGACGGCCTGGGAGTGGCTGGCCCAGCTGGAACACAGTTCGTCCGGGATCACTACGTCCCAGGCGCAAGGAATCGTCACGTCGGTACCTCCGAGAACGAGCGTACCGGGCGCGGGGGCCAGGGGTACCCGCTGACCGGCACGGGCGGCCAGGGGAAGGCTGAGATGGGTACAGGCACGTGCGGGAAGGGCTGAACCGGCTGCCCGGTAGGTGGCGCCTCCCCGGTCGCGGCCAGGGTGAGCCCCAGCCCGGCTACTGCGGTGCCGGCCCCGATAACCGGGGCCTGCCCGGTCGCGGCGAGGGTAATGCCCAGGCCAGCCGCCGCGCTACCCCCGCTCTCACGCGCCCCGGTCGCGGCCAGGCCCAGGCCCAGACCAGCCACCGCAGTACCACCCCCGCCCGGAGCTTGCCCGGTGGCAGCCAGCACCAGGCCCAAGCCGGCTGCCGCGGTACCGGCGCTCTCGCGCGCTCCAGTGGCGGCCAGACCCAGCCCGACCGCGGTGGCCGCGGTACCAGCGCTCTCGCGCGCTCCAGTGGCGGCTAGACCCAGCCCGACCGCGGTGGCCGCGGTACCAGCGCTCTCGCGCGCTCCAGTGGCGGCCAGACCCAGCCCGACCGCGGTGGCCGCGGTGCCGGCGCTCTCCCGCGCTCCAGTCGCGGCCAAGCTCAGCCCGAGCGCGGTGGCCGCGGTGCCGGCGCTCTGCCGCGCTCCAGTCGCGGCCAGGCCGAGCCCGAGCGCGGTGGCCGCGGTGCCTTCCGAAGGGGGAGGAGGTCCGCCGGTTCCCTCCAAGATCACCGTGAACGACCGGGGCGCGAAGCTGGACCCGGCCGAGAACGAGTAGGCCGCGGTACCAACCGCCCCGGTGGTAGCTCGCGCCACCCCTGCGAACGCGGTCAACGAGCCGCCGTCGCTAGTGTTGTTAGCGGCGTTCTGAACGAAGTGCTGCGCTCCATCGCTGGTGCCTGCGGGGTAGCTCGCAACCGGGGCGGCATGGTTCCAGGCGTTGTTCGTCATGATGCGGCACACACGAGTGCCGGCAACGGTCGCGGTAGCGGTGGCGCAAGTCAACGTAGTGGTGACCGTGCTCACCGCGTCAACGACCGTGGCCTGGTCGAACCCCACTATGAGGACACTGGCGGACGCGGTGTTGCTAGGTGCAGTCCATGATGTACCTGGGGTATCTGAACCGGAGTGATAGACCGCCATGGCGTTGTCCTGGTCGCCAGCGTTGGACCCGATCAGGGTCCACCCGGAAGGGGGAGTCGCCAGCCCTCCACCACCCGAAGTTCGCCGGCACGAACTGATCGCGATCCACGATGAACCGGCGGCCAGGTTGACCGTGAACGCTCCCGCGCTGTTACGCCCGCCCGGACTGGTGCCCGCAACATCAGGGGTCGCCATGGCGAGCTACGGCGGAGTCTGGTCAGTGCCCGTAAGCGTGACACCCGTGACGTTGTACTCCCCCGCGGCGTTGAACGCCTGGTCACCAGTCAGCCCCACCGTGCCGCGGAAGGTGCCATCAGTGATAGCTGACCACACCCCGAAGTCGGTAGCGTCCCCGCCCGGCGCTCCAGTGAACTGAAGAGGCACGCCTCCGCTCGCAGCGACCACGCCCACGGCAGGGTCCCATGCGATCGCGATCCGGGCAGCGCTCACTTCATCCCCGGCGTCAGGTCCATCGTGGATGGCGCCGAACCCCATCACAGCGGAAGCGCCATCCACACCCGCAGCCAGAACCTCATCCTCAAGCGCCATGGCTCACCTCCGGGTCAGCTCGACAGCGACTGGCAACCACACTCGGCCTCCGGTGGCGGAAGCTGAGTCCAGATCGGAAGGTGATGGGTGTCGGTCGGGATCGCGGTAAACAGCGGGCTCGGGTCGCCGTTCAGGTCGCGGACGACATCGTACGGCCCGACCCCCCACGGCGTACCCTTCCGGGTCCGGCCCATCACGGTGAAGGTAATGAGCGAGTTGGCGATCGTGATGGTCCCGCCCAACGTACCCTCGACCACCCAGGGGAGCAGGTTGTACCCGAAGAACGGGAGCGGGTCACCCTCCGGCGGGCACTCCTCCTCAGCGTTGCCCATCCACAGCTCCAACCCGAAGTTGGCCGTGGCGTAGTGCTCCTCGGTCACCGGGAACCCGATGACGTTCCCCTGGTCGTCCTCATAGGGCAGCAACCCGGTCAGGATCGTGAACAACTCGGGGTCCACCTCCTGGAACTGGATCGATACGTCGTACCAGTTCAAGATCGGCTTGGACCGCTGGTTCACGATCGCCTTGCCGTTGGCGCCGCGCTGAAGGAACCGCTCCCCGGCCTCCGAGTTGGGGGTCAGGACAGCTTGCACGAACCCGTCCGACACCCCGAACGCACACTCGCCGAACTCGGGGTTACCACACTCGTCCAGCCGGGTCACCCGTAGGGTTTCTCCCTGGAGAGGCTTGGCACATAGCAGGTTGGCCATTTAGGACACCCCTCCCAGGGGATCGAACAGAGCCCGGCCGTTCATGCAGTCGAACCCGATTGCGTACTCGCGCTCCGCCATCAGCAAGCGCTGGTTGGTAGTCCGGTCCATGGTCTGGTTGGCCGGATAGACGTGCTCCTCGGGGGAGCGCCAGACCTGAACCTGGCCGGTGACATGGATGTAGGTCCCGCCTGCCGGTGGGTCAATGCCGGCCGCCCCGGTGCCCGGGTAGCCACCGCCAAAGATCCAGATCGAGCCGTACGGGGTCCGCTTCAGCGGCCCGTCATCGACCACCAAGCCCGCATCGGCCGCGTGCGCAGCCACCGCTACCGGGGCGTGGATGTAGGCCACGTAGCCGTACCCCTGCTCCCGGTAGGCCCAGTCTTCGATCCCGGCTACCACGTGCACGATCGACAGCGGGTCCGCGATGGTCACGGTGTCGGTGGTCTCGGCCAGGTGCGGGATGTTGAGCGAGTTTCCGTCCGGGTCCAGCCCGGTCCACAGAGCCAGCTCGGCAGCGCCCTGCTCCCCGTTGGCCAGCCGGCGCCGAACCTTGGCCTCGAACTCTGGAGCTGTGTATCCGAGCGACCCGCACTCTTCCGAGGCGACCACCGCGAAGACCCCGGACTCAAACACTGGGTCCGAAGGATCGACCGGCTTTCCGTCCTCGGGGACCTCAACCAGCCCGTCATAGCACCCGATCGGGTACGGGTGAGCCTGCCCGCACGTCACCGGGACGTAGCGGACTCCCCCTCCCCGGCCGTGGGGCTCGGGGAGGTCCACCGGCCCCGAGGCAGCGGTGAACAGACCATACCGGCGCCGGAGCGGTTCCGGCCCTGGTATCAGGCCACCTGGCACGATGCCCACGGCCTGTTCACCTCCCCTCGGTGCTCGTCGGGTTGCTGTTGCTCACCAGGTAGGCCTTAGCTGGCCCCGCCGGAGCAGCACTGCGCCACGTCCGCCGGGTCCACCGAAACCTGGTAGAGCCGGCTGTCCGGGCACATCTGGAGGACGTTGAACCCGTCCTCCGCGAACAGCGCAGTGTACTGGTTCTGAGTCAACAGCGCGTTGTCGTAGATCGTGTCCAGGTTCACCACGTCGCGGACCGGCTTGGTCCAGGTCCCGGCCGGGTAGGTCAGGAACTGGAGATCGTCCGGGAAGGCGGTGATCGGGGTGGAGCCACCGGGACCACCGACCAGGCCCGAGAACGCGTCCTGCCAGTCGTAAACGAACCGCGGCACCGCCTTGCGGACGGTGAACGCCTCCAGGATCTGGGCATCGGTGACCGCCGTGGCCGCAACCCCGGTCCGGCGCGCGAGCGATGCCCGGATCACGGCCATGGTCCACGCGGGGAGGACCACCTCGATCGTGGAAGCCCGGCTCATCCGGTTGCGGTACTTCGTGTCCTCGATGGCCAGCTCGACCGCGCTCAGGATGCGGGACACGTCGTCATCGTTGCTGGCGACGGTCGGGACTGTGGTGGGACCGGAGCTGGCGGCAGCGACCCGGGCGATCACCGACTCGTTGATCTTGTGCGCGAGCGCGACCATGGTCCCCCGGGCGAACCGCTGGATCACCTCGGGGTAGCCACGCCGCTGGAGCAGCGACCCGGTGAGGCAGGCGTACGCCACGTCCAGCCGGACGTCCTCGAAGTCCGGGCACGGGATCTCCAGGCAGACCTTCTCGGTGCCGTTCTCGATCTCGTACTCGGACAGGATCACGTCGCCCTCGTCGCCGAGCCCGTCCCAGATCACGCTGAAGTCGGGGCCGCCACCTTCGGGGATCTGGAACCCGCCACGCGCGGCCTGGACCTCGGGAAGGTCCAGGATGCCGTCCACGGTCTCCAGCTCGCACAGATCGTAGATGACCTCGCTGGGAGCGCACCAGCCCACGGCAGCGGTCAGCGACCGGCCGGCCTCGACCAGCCGGCGCGCGGACTCGACCAGCGACCCGCCGGGGAGCCGGCGCTCACTGGCCGCGTAGTCCAGCACCGCAAGCGGGTTGGACGCGCCCTCGCGGATGCGCAGCTCCTCCGGGAACTCCCGGCGGAACATCACCGCGCCGTGCCGGACCGCGCTGTGACCGGGCCGGGTGACGAACCGGTGCGGGCCGATCTGGCGGGCCGGCGCCCGGCGGGAGCTGCCCCCGCCCTGGCTGTAGGTCTGGAGCCGGTTGTCGATGGCCTCGGCAGCCTGGGTGAAGCTCTCCAGCTCCATCCCGGAGTTGAACCCGGGCACGTCCGAGGCGGTGGTCATCACGACCGCAGCCGGGGCCGCTTCGTCAGGAGGAGTGTCCAGCGTGCTCGGGGCCGGCGCCGGAGCGGGAGCAGGAGCGGGGGCCGCGCTCGGGGCCGGCGCCGGGTCGGCGGGCGGCGCGGGGGCCGGTGCCGGGTCGGCGGGTGGGGTGAGCGAGGCGGTCAGGTCGTCCCGCGCGGCGGCAGCCTGAGCAGCAGCCTCGGTACGACGGTTGGTCTCGGTCTGGGTTTGCTTCACCAGGTCGCGGGTCGCGACCAGCGCGGCCGGCTCGGTGTTGTCGCTGGACAGGAGAGTCTGGGCGTGCTCGCGCACCCGCGTCGACAGCTCGGCCAGCGCCTCGTCAGTGACGGCGGTCAGATCGGCCGGCACCTCAAACGGGAACTCGTACATGTGAGGTTGTCCTCTGCACTTAAGCACGCCCAGGCGGACCGAAGCCAGACCCTGGTACGTCTGGCGCCAGCGTAGCACCACCGGCCGGACACTTGGACCGGACTGGCCGGCGCCGTTATATGTCGGGCCAGCCGCTGTACCCCACGGCAGTGTGACCCACTTCACAAGCATGACGGTTGACACTTAACAGCCGCGCCTGTAAGGTTAGACGTACGAGGGGCCGGGAGCGAGCCGGCCGAACAACTGAATAGGGTCCGGCGGCACCCTAAGACCGCAACGCGCAAGGGAAGGATCAGAGATCATGAGCACTGTCGAGCTGGACAGCCCGTACGAGGTGAAGGCAACCGGGACCGGAGTGCGGTGCGGGAACCACCACCGCGATGACCGGACCTACCACGCGGATGCGGCCAGCGTGCGCGAGTGCTACCGGCTCACCGCCGAGCAGGACGCGGACAGCCGGGCCGAGATCGCAGCAGAGCTGGCCTATGAGCGGCACCTGGAAGACCGGGGCTACTGGGAGGCCCGCGCCCAGGAGGACTTCGAGCGCAACCACGGCGTCATCTGGTGACCTACCTCACAGGCGTGGGGGTTGACACTTAACCGCCACGCCTGTAAGGTTAGTCCCACAAGGCAGGGAACGCCCAGGAAGGATCAAGAGCCATGATGACCACCACCGAGTACCGGACCACCTCGGAAGACCTCCTCGACCTGGTTCCGATCGACAGCCCCAACGAGGGCAACCCGAGCCCTCGCCAGCTCGACCTGATGAACAAGCTGATCGCCGAGATCGACCAGCTGGACTCAACCGCCGGTCGGATGGCCCACAGCTACATGGAGAAAATGGCCGGCCGCTGGACCCCGGGCCGCGAGGGCAACGCCAGCCGCTGGATCGACCGGCTGATCGCGAAGGTCGGGGAGCTGCGCACCGCCCGCCCGGCGGTAGAGATCGAGGACGGGATGTACGTCCTGGACGGCGAGATCTACAAGGTCCAGCACGCGGTCCACGGGTCCGGCCAGCAGTACGCGAAGCTGTTCGTTCCCCCCGCGACCGAGGGGGAGCGCGCCACCTTCCAGTACGCGCCCGGGGTGGTCACCCGGCTCCGGCCCGAGCACCGGATGAGCATGGACCAGGCCCGCGAGTACGGCGCCCTCTACGGGACGTGCGTCCGGTGCGGCCGGGTGCTCACCCGCGAGGACAGCATCGAGCGGATGATGGGCGAGATCTGCGCCGGCAAGATCTGAGACAGACGAAAGCCCGGGGGTTGCAGCCCCCGGGCTTTCCCTTGCCACGCTCCCCCGGACAGCCCTGAGCAGGCACGCCGTCAACTGGCCTTGATGATACGCGCTCCTGGATGCTTGGCCGCGAACGCCACGGCGGCAGCCTGGCTGGTCTTGGTGATCTTCAGCCCGCCGGGGAGCTGGACCGTGACCGACTCCCGCTTTCCCTTACCGCACCCGCAGCCCATCAGCTGACCTCCAGCAGCTCAGCCGGGATCTCCAGGGCCTCGGCCAGCTTGGCGATAGCAGCCTGGCGCTCGACCTCCAGGGTCCGGCGTAGCTCAGCGGCAGCCTGCTCGCGCTCGCGCTCGACCTTCAGCGCGGCTCGGACCTCAGCCGTGGCGCTAGCCTTCAGCTCCTGGACTGCCTGGTCCGGCCCGAGCGCCGCGGTCAGTGCGACCTGGCGCCCGTTGTGCGTGCGGGTGGCCACCGGGAACCCGGGCTCGGCGTGCTGGCGAGGTCCGGGGGACAGCGCCAGAACCTCGATCAGGCTGAGCCCGTCCGAGGTCTCCCGCCAGTCGCCGGAGACCCGGCGCCGGGCCAGGATGCGCTTGGAAGCGTCGTCCAGGTCGGGCCGGATCGGGCCGGCCACCGCGATCCCGAACACGTCCTCGTACATGCGGACATCGGCCGCGACGGTCTTCCCATCGTAGGCGGCCATCGTGGCGGAGGCAGTCAGGTTGAGGCCCGGGTGCCGGCCGCCCACAGTCAGGCGCCCTGCCCAGACCACGCCCCCGTCCTGGGTGTCCACCGGGTAGCGATGGAACCAGGAGTAGTCACCGCCCGGGTCCTTCGGGGGGGTGATGCACACGTCCGGGAACCCACCGTGGCAGGTCCCCCAGACCGCGATGTGCCCGTAGACCCGGCCGGCCTCCCAGTCGAACGTGACCTGGGTAGGGCCGGCCAGCTCGGGCGCGTCGAAAGCGACGGCCGGCGGTCCGACCGGCGCGCTCACCGAGGCGACCAGCGCAGCAGTACGAGCGGCGGCAGCCTCGTCCGGCTCCTCGTCCTCGTCGGGCTCCATCAGCTCCAGCGGGTGAGAGGTCTCCTGGAACGCGGGGATCGAGACCAGGGTGGCGGCCCGAACCCGGCCCTCGGTAACCAGCAGCTCGACCTTCACCTCCTCGCCGTTCTCCTCGGCCTCCTCCAGGTCCTCCCAGGTGATCTCCTGGTCGGTGCCCTCGCGGACCGGGATGCCCTCGAAGCTGTCCAGGTCCACGCTGGGACCCAGCACGCCTTCCGAGATCAGCTTCACCGCCTCGGCCACGTCCTCCGCGAGCCGGGGCATCTCCTCGCGATCCACGTCATCGAAGATCTCGCCGACCGCCCAGATCGCCTCCATCGAGTGGTCCAGCCCTGAACGGGTGACCGCCTCCTGGCTGACCCAGCCCTGATCGAGCGCACGCGCCACGGTGGCGAAGTGAGCCTCCTGGACAGCGCCGACTACCACCGCGCCGTCGTGGCCCATGTCGCGCTCGCGCGCCCACTCGAACGGGAACGGGGTAGGCGCGGCGGTGAGCCCGCCAGACGCGAACCGGCGCCCGTCACCGGTCGGCGCGTTGATAGGCGCCAGCATGGTCCGGAACCTGGTTCCCATGATCTCTACCTCCTCGGTGGTCCCCAGCTTACGCGGTGGACGTACTGTTACTCTCCGGCGAACTGTCGGTTACTCATGTCGGTGTCCTCGCCGGGCTCCATCAGCAACATGGTGCATCGGCAGTTGTGTAGTGCGATACCATTACCGGTGAACCAATGGTTGGACGTTGAAAGGTTGTAAACCTCATGGTCGCCCGTAAGCCTGTTGACCTCGATGATCTCGCACGGCGCCATGCCAGCGGCCAGAGCGTATTGCAAATGAGCCGAGAAATCGGTGTCAGCCGTCCGGCCATCGTCCGGCGTTTGACGGAGCTGGGCCTGGAAGTCCGCAGCGCTAGTGACGCGAACCGATTCCGGATGGCTCGGCTCAGTCCCGCCGAACGACGTATCCTCACCCGGTCGGCCAACGAGGCTGTCCGCAAACCGGCCGTACGAGTCCCCCCGGACTGGCACGCGCGCAACCACAGCACCGCTCAGACCAGACAGCGGACGTTCTCGGCTGTCGAGCCCAACGAGATCAAATTCCTGGAGCTGGCGGAGCGCACGGGGGTGCCGATACTCCGGCAAGTAGCCGTTGGCCCCTACAACCTCGATTTCGTCGTAGGTTCCGTCGCCGTGGAAGTCCATACGGCTGCCCATCACCCGCTCCGACTCCCCCGCCTTGCACAACGCACCATGAACCTGCTGGGCGCTGGTTGGAGCGTCGCGTACCTCTGGGGGTGGGGGGTTCAGGGTGGCCATGACGTACTGACCTGGGCGCAAGAGACCAGCCGGGACGTACCCGGTGGTGGTGAGTACCGGGTGGTTCGGGGTGACGGTGAGTTCGTGCCCGTTAGCCGTGGTGAGCTGGACCATCGGGCCGGAATGAAGGCGCCGGGTCGTACCGTATATCAACTGCCAGGGCCACTCGACCTGTGTTGACCCGATCACGCACTGGATCACCTCCTCAGCCGGGCCGGCCGGGTCACCCGGGAAGTCGATCGCGGCCCCGCCCACCACGAACGGGTCGGTCACCGGTACCCGCTGCCCGTCCGCCTCATCATGGGTGTCCCGGGTCCGGTCATCGATGGTGCTCAACCAGACCTTCTCCATGGCAGTTCCGGTCTCTTCAGCCACCGCCTTAAACGCGTCGAACCGGCTTGAGTTCAACGCACCCATGGACTCAGTTCGCGCCACTACAGTGGCCCGGTTAGGCCATAGTGCACTGTCGGAAGTTGACAGTACATCATCGACTCTCTGAGTGAGCTGGGGTATACCCTCGCCCAGGTTGACCCCCTGGGCCACCTGGCCGGCTACCATGTCGTACACCTCGTCCGAGATGCCCACCATCCGGTTGTGGACCTCTGCGAGATAGGCACTGGCGAACGGGCGTTGCTCCCACGGGAACCCGGAACCGAGCAGGTTCTCATACGCGCCGGCCATGGCCGGCCGGACCGCCCCCGCGATCACTTCATCTACAGCGGCGGACCATTGGGGGGCCCGAGCCCATATCGCGTCCAGGTTAGGCGTGCCTCCCCGCAGCACGCGCCGGCTGGTCTCCACCAGCCAGCCGGACAGAGCCGACCAGAACGCCCGCCGGAGGGCACGCTCAGCGGCCCCGGCGTTGAGCCTGGCGTCCAGCCGTTGAGGCAGCCAGGGGTCCCGGCCGCGTCCGCTCCACACCGGCTCGGTCACGGCGCCCCCACCGGCTCCAGGCCCTGGCCGCGGTTCGCGATCGAGAGCGCGGCGAACAGGAGGTCATCATGGTGCGCCATCCCCCGGGTCAGCAGCTCAGTCACGTAGCCGGACAGCAGCCGGGACAGATCCTCAGCGTCCACCCCGAGATCCCGGGCCACCTCGGGGAGGTGGGCCCAGGCATCCGCCGTGACCTTCGTGGCCTTGTCCGGGGTGACCGGACCGACCCGCACGTGTAGCTCGTGACGCGGGACCTCAGACCATCGTCCCCGACGCTCGGCCGGGGTGGTGAGCCGACCCCCGGCAAGCTCCAGCGCTCGCAGGACCATCAGCTTGGACGCGGCGTTGAACACGTGCTGGGGGTTTGGTGGTAGCGCCGGCTGAGCAGTCAATGCCAGCTCAGTGATCCGCTGGTTCAACTGTGCGGTGATACCCCGAGCGGTGCCCGATGCCGGCTCGTCCTCGTCCTCATCCGGCCCATCGTCCAGGTTCTCCGGCGGCCCGTCCGCCGGGTCCTCGTCCTCCTCGTCTCCCCCAGCCGGCAGGGCCGGTGCGGCGGCAGCCGGCGCGGTGATCGCAGGCAAGCCGAGCAGGCGTTGTATCGCCGGGTCGGCCAGTAGCTCCGGCCGGCCCTGCACGATCTTGAGGAGGAGCATCTGGACCCGCTGCTGAACGGTCGGCATCTGGTCGGTGGAGAACGCGCCAGCCTTCACGGTCTCCTCGTCGCTGAGCAGCAGCCGGTCCCAGAGCTGCAGCGCTTCGTCCATCCGGTTGGGCCGGGCGGCCAGCGGGCTCGTGTCGAAGCTGAAGGCGAACCGCTCGGGGTTCGGTACCCCCATCGCCTCCAGCGCCGGCCGGAGGAACCCCCGGGTGAGCGCATCGGCGATGTACGCCAGATACGACTTGATCCGCTTGATGCCCTCTTCGGAGATCGCCCAAGCGGTCCAGTGGTTGGCCGTGGCCATCCCGATCAAGATCTCGTTGGGGATCTCGAAAGCGGAAGCGACGCGCGAGATCGCCTTGTCTTTCATCGGGGTGATCTCGGCGGACAGCTCGGACCAGAACGTGGTCGGCTTGAGCTTGTCCAGGTGCTCGATCAGGTGGTCTGGGATGGTCGCCATCATCGGCACCATCGAGCTGGCCTTGCCCTGATCGCGCATCGAGGCGGCGGCGGCCCGCTGGAGGTAAGCCATGAACCCGGCCAGGCCCTCGGGATCGTCCTGGCCCCGGGGGTAGTCGATCCCTTCAGGCAGGAACCACACCCCGGCGCCGGTGAGCCGGCTGTCCAGCTCGGCGAACTCGCGCTTGGTCAGAAGCTCGATCTCGCGCAACGGCACGATGGCCGCACGGGTCGGGCTGTCGGCCTGGTCCACGTCGTTGGGGTGTGGGCGCCAACACCGGATCAGGATGTCGGTGCCGTCGCGGAGCTGTAGCTCGTTTCCGCCCCGGACCTTGGGCCGCCGGACCATCACGTCGTTGCCCCGGCGCTTGAATGCGGAGCCGGTGACCACGAACCAGGAGCCCTCAGCATCCCCGGGGCTGTTGGCCGCGCCCTCCCCGACGATCCAACACTCCCCGCCCACGGCGAGGTCCACTCCGGCCAGCCGGAGGTTATCGTCCCGCTGGGCTCCAGTGCCCAGCGGGACGGCTGCCAACCGGGCGATCCGCTCCTCGGTGACCTCCCCAGTCTCCTCGCCGGTCTCGGCCACCTCGGTCACGAACAGCCGGGCCTGAGCTACCGAGTCCCCGATCCAGTTGGCCAGGAACCGGTGCTCGGGGACGATATCGTAGAGTCGCCAGCCTTCGATCTGCCAGTCTCGGTTCCCGAACTTCCAGGTTTTCCAGGAGCTGGCCTGGTCCAGCGGGACCAGCGCGGTAGCGGCAGTGACGGCCCGGCCGGCGCCGGGCAGGCTCGGGCGCTTCAGGGCCACGGGCTTACCTCCCCAGGTTCGAGGTCATGCCGGCGACCTGCCGGAAGGCGAACGCGAGCGCGGGGACGATCAGCCAGGGGGACTGCCCCCAGAACCACACCATCGGGGCGGCAGCAGCGGAGATCCACATGCCGGCGCACCAGGGGCAGGTGACCAGCTTGGCGACGTACGAGCCCAGGGTGCGAGGCCGGTCGTCCAGCCAGGAGATCAGTCGGTCCCGAAGATCCTCCGTGATCGAGTCGGACGTGACCAGTCCGGTGACGCTGGCGACCGCGAGAGCGTAGACCACCAGGAGCACCGGATCAAGCATGTCCCCCAGCGTACGGGACGGATGACACTTCGGGCACGATGGCCGGACGATCTACTTCCGGCAGGTCCGCGTGTCAAGCGCCCATGAGCGCGGCCACTCCGAAGACCAGCATGGTCAACACGACAGCGGCAACGATGACACCAGCCCAGACCACCAGCGATGCCACGATGGTTGAGATCAATTCAAGAAGCCTCATCGCTTCCTTCCGTTGGACCGGACCGCTCCCCCGGTCTGCGAGTTGCATGGTCCGCACGCTGGTCGGATGTTCGACCGCCGGTAGGTGCCTCCCCGGCACCCGGGGATGATCCGGTCCGCGGTCACAGTGTCCACGGTGAGCAGCGTCCCGCACCGGTAGCACCGACACGCGGGATGAGCCTGGCCCAGGGGGACCACGTTGACTCCGGCCAGGTTCACCACGTCCACGTCGGCACGGTAGGTCTTGACCAGCCACTCACGGCGCCTACGGCGGTCCTCGGCGTTCCCCGAGACGTTGCCGTTGCTGGTCCCCCGGGTGGCCGCCATCACGACCGCCTCTTCCACCGCGGCCGGCGCCCGGTATGCCCTACGTGCCACCCCAGGCACTGGTCACACCGGTACGTATTGGTGTCGACCAGCCGCGCCTTTCCCAAGGTGACCAGCTGCCGGCGCTGGCGCTCGGCTGACCCCTGGTCAAGGTGCCGGCGCTTGCCGGCGCACCGACGCATGTACCCCGCGCTCACCTCTTCCACGCCCTCATGTGAGCAGCGCTCACCTTCCGGGCGGTGTTCTCCAGCGCGGGTACCAGGCGCTTAACTGTCAAGTTCTGGCGGTAACTCGGGTTCTCCCGGTACGCGCGAACCACGCCCTCCACGGCCTGGAGCATCCCGAGCAGCGCCACCCGGGCAGCCTCAGTAGCTCGATTGTCCCGATCCAACCGATCAAGGTCCTTACCCAGCTCCTGAATCTCCCGGCCGTGCTGCTCGCAGCTCTCCGAGCGCGCCAGCGCGGCGCGCTCGCGGCGGTCCCCGTCTACCTGCACGGCGGCCACCTGATCGCGGAGCCGGTGAATCTCCCGGGCCATGTCGACCACCTCGGGCATCAACGCCGGGGCCTCCTGGACGATCTTGCGGGCGGAGTCACGCACCGCCAGCGGGAGGACCTGGAGGGTCGAGTGCGGCCCGTCGTACAACTCATCGCGCGGGTCCAGGTGCCGGCCGGCCAGGTGCGGCCCGACCGGGCCGGAGCACGCGGTCCGCTGGCACGGCTGGTCGGGTCCATAGCGGTTCATCGTCCGAACACCGTCCTCACAGTCCGGGGGACGCTGGCGGTCCCGATCGCCACGAACCCGCGCTCGGCGTACCTGGAGGCGGCCAGCAGCCGCTCGGCGCGGGTCACGTTGGCCAGCGCGGTCATGTGTGAGCTGTACGGGCCGAGCAGCGGGGCGCGGCGCGAGCCGGCCAGCTCCACGGCGGTTACGTAGAACCGGGAGCCGGCGCCCGGCCGGACCACTACCGGCTCCAGGGGCGCGGAGCCGAACCGGCGCCGGAGGTCCCGGCGCCGGGCTCGCTCAGCGGATGATCGGTTCATACTCGGCCACCTCCAGCCCCAGCTGGTGGTGGACCCGGACGGCGTTGCCGAACGTGTCCACCTCGATGGTCAGCCCGAACGCCAGCACGGTCTCTACGGCTATCCGGCTGTCCGGGACCTCGACCGCGACGATCGCGCTGTCCAGCATGGTCCCGGTGTCTTCGATCGCGGCGTACACCTCGCCGGCAGCCTCCTCGCGCCGGCCCTGAGCCTTGATGTACGGGGCCAGAGCCTGGCAGATCGCCTCCTCGTGGCTCATCGGTGACGCTCCTGGGCAGCGGTCCGCAGCATCGAGACCAGCTCGACCACCTCGGGGTCGGTGGGCTCGTCTTTCCAGCCATCCGCGAGCGAAGAGAACCGGGGTGGCGCCCCAGTGGCCCACACGTGCATATACGCCTCGAACATCGCTCGCCGCACAGCACCGGCCTTCCCGTGGGAGCCGTTCGGCCCCCAGTCCTCGACCTGGGCCAGGGTCATGTTGACCAGGTACCGCGCATCACACTCGTCGCACAGTCCCAGGAAGTGGTTGGTGTGGGCCTGCGGGCGGTAGTGCCCCGGCTCTCCGATGATCTTCACCATTGCTGCTGATCCTTTCCCTAGATCCAGAACGTTACGATCCGGCTACGCCAGGCAGCGCGGACAGTGTTGCCATCAACCTCGGTAACGACCCAGTAGATCCCTCGGCCCATACCGTCCGGCAGTCCGATCTTCCACCCCGGAACCCGGTCACCAATCCGGATCATCTGGTTCATGCCTGGTCCCATCCCTTCCATTCGTTACCGACCACTACAGCCTAGCAGGCTCGCCTGTGAAGTGCAAGGGGGCCGGCCGCCGGAGACAGGGGTACGGCAGCCGGCCCCCGGGGGAGGAGGTCAGTCAGCCTGCCACCCGGGCAACATCAGCCGCTCTCGGATCGAACGGGTCCCTTCGTCATCGGAACCCTTCCAGCCGGCGCTCTCCATGGCCAGGCCGGCGCTGTGCGCATCCTCCCGACCTACCGAACCTGGCTGGAAGCCCTCGGGCAGCGACCCGCCGAGCGCGTACACCCGGCGGTCGGGCCTCCACGCGATGTACGCCTCAGCCCCATCGGCCTCGTTTTCCCAGGTCCCGATATTGGCGTGCAGTTCGGCCGATACGCGCTGGTGCTCGCGCTGGCGCTCCAGCTCGGCAGCGGTCCGGGCCCGCGCCCGGTCGATCATTCGACCTATGGTCTGAGCACCCAGCACGACGGTAGCCACCAGCCCGAGCAGGAACCCCACCAGGTGGCGCCCGTCAAACTGGTCATCTCCGATGATCCAGAACGTGGCTCCCCCAGCTACCGCGGTAACGCTCGCCATGACCGCGATCGAGATCCGGGACGGGACCTCGGTGGTACCGTTGTTCTCGTTCGACATGATCCTTCCTTCCTGTTGAGTCGGCCGGCCCCTACCGCGAGGTGGGGGCCGTAGCCGTTACCGGTGACGAAACTTCACCGTCATGCTTGCGTAGTCTACAGGCACTCCTGTAAAGTTACAACCGCTACGGGCGAACGACCCGAGCGGGAAGGAATTTGGATCATGACTCAGGTATCAGGCTCGATCTCCCTGGAGCTGGGGAAAGTCGTCCGGGAGACCAGGGACGCGGTAATCACCGAGCTGGTCCGCACGGTTCTCACCGAGGACGAGCGCGAGAACGGCATCCCCGTCCCGCTAAACAAGGTCTCGGACGCGGTGGCCGTGCCGGTACTGCAGGCGGTCATGCCCGCGCTGGCCTCGATCGAGCGCAAGCTCGACGTGCTGACCGAGCTGATCCGCTCAGAGAGCGAGCGCCGGGACCGGCTGGCCAACGGGCCGGTGACCGGGGAGATCCCCCGGATCACCGACGAAGACCTGACGCGGCGCGGCCAGGGCCCGGCGTGGACCCCCAAGGAGCGTGATCTGGTCAGCGGGTCTCCTCGCGCTCAGGAGCCCAGCCAGGAGATCGGGGTAGACCAGTGAGCACCGCGGTCAAGTCCAAGTCCAGCGGGTCCGGCCTGAAGGCGGCCGGCGCAGCTCTGCTGATCCTGGCCGGGATCTGGTTTCTAGCTGACCGAGGGATCATCGGTGGGGGTGGAGACCCGTTCGAACCCGGCGGGGCGCCGGAGCAGGAACCACGGCTGGTGATCCTCACGGCAGCCTGGGGGCACTTCGAAGACACCGGGGAGACCTGGGAGGACGGAGAGCCCCGGTCCAAGTTCGTCAATGACGACCGGGAGATGACGATCACATTCTGGGTCGACGGAATCCTGTACCCGGCCGTCCGAGATGAGCAGGTCGGCAGCCCATGGACCGAGTACCTGGCACTCCACGAAGGAGCGGAGGTCCGGCTCCTGGTCGAACAGCATGGGACCGGAGGGTTTCTGATGTGCTCGATCAGCGCCAACGGAAAGATCCTGTTACCGAATGGCTACATGCATCGCAATGACGCCGGTGACTGTGACGTAACCGGCGTGGTCGAGTAGTTCCCCCGGGTTGACAACCTCCCCGCCATGCCTGTATAGTTACGGGTGTGGCGGGGAGGTCCCGTCAGGAGGGAAGGATCGACCGATGGAGATCAAGGTCAGGAACGACGAGACGGTCCGGACCATCACGTTCCAGGTGGATGGCGGCCCGGTGCTCGATAGCTGGGCCAACCAGTACAGCTCCCGCGCGAAGCGGTTCCGGGTCGAGCGCGGCCGGATCTACCTGGTCGGGGACGAGATCCGCAACGTGAGCGTAGGCGGCCCGCTGGTCAAGAAGGACGGCAGCCAGTCCGACGTTACCCAGGACGAGGCCCGTTGGTCCACGCGCGACCTGGACAAGCTGCCCGACTGGCTAGCGGTGATGACCACCGAGGCGGTTCACCAGGTGGCCCGGGAATGGGTGCTCAACGCGGACGAGCCGGAGCAGCAGCCGTGAGCCGGCCGGCGTTCATGGCCGACGACCTACCCGCGGCCCAACCAGCCCTCGGCAAGCTCGAAGTAGGCGATGAGGTCCTGGTCGTGGAACGCGGCTACCACCGCCGGGCAGTCAAGGAAGGTGTGCAGCCGATTCGGGCCACAGTGACCAGCAAGGCCCGGGTGTGGATCACAGTCGAGAAGGTCGACGGTCCCACAATTCTCGGACAGTACCGGAGAACCTGGCGACTCCGGCTGGACCACCAAACGGATGGCTCGGACAGTGCCTACGCCGTCCAGTTCTATACCTTCGACCAGTGGCGGTTCCACCAGGCCCACAACGAGGCGCGCGAGTACCTGACCGAACAAGGAATCCGGATCGACTGGGACTCGCCCTGGAAGCGCCGTGAGATCGAGCTGGCCCGCGGCATCTGGTCCCTCCTGAACCCGGATGACCTGGCCGCGCTCCGGCGGTTCATCGAGCGCCGGCCCCCGCTGGGGGTCAGCGTGGACGTGTCCACCGGGGATCACGACTATGACCGGCGGATCTTCGGCACCGTAGCCGGAGTCCAGGCGGACAGCAACGGCGCCCCAATCATCCTGGTAGAACATGACAGTCAAGAGTCAGGGGTCGAGCAGTGAGCGAGACCAACACCAGCACCGGAGCGGGTGCCAAGATCGGAGCGGCGCTGCTCATTGGTGTAGCGATCATCGCGGCAGTGTTGATCCTGAACCAAGAGACCTCGCTCGATACAACGTTGCCGCCCGACCCGTTCGAGGACGAGGAGCCCCGGATCGTGGACTGTGTGGCGGACTGGGACGGGTACAACCAGGGGGTCACCGCTGATGTGTACTGCGAGGTGGGCGGCCCCGAGAACAGCTTCGACGCGAGCAACCTGGACCTCTCCCCGTACATCTGGAGCACTACCGCCAATACCGGCCAGGTGGCGGTGATCGACATGACAGTCAGCCGGCAGACCTCCGGGCTCTGCGAGATCTGGGTGGACGGTGAGCTGCTGGAAACCACCGATGTCGTACAGGTAACCGATGAGACGGACGCGGGTGACGCGCTGCTGTTCGGATGCGCCATCGAAGTCCCGATTCCATAAGCAGGGAAGGGGAGGAGGTGAACAAGATGGCAGGAAGACACCGCACGTCCGGTCCCCAACCAGGCGACCCGGGCTGGACTCACCCGGACGTGAAGGGGGAGACCGACCCGGCCAAGATCAAGGCCGAGCTGGACCGAATCCAGGGCCAGGAGAACCGCGAGCAGGTCCGCATCCAGAACATGCGGAACCGGGGCTGAGAGCCCCGCACAAGTACGAGGCCCCCGCCTCGGTGTCCCAACACCGGGCGGGGGCCTCACCCCGTTGTCAGCTCGAACAGCGTACCGCGTGTCAGCGCCGTTGACGCTCCCACGGCCAGCCATGCCGAAGATGGACCGGGAACCATACCGCAAACCCCGCCAGCACGGCCGTGAGCGCCCACCAGCCGATGGTGGCCTGCCCATCGCTGGTGCCGAGCTGGTCGCGTGTCCACTCACTGAGGGTGCCTCCATCGCCCTGGTAGGCGATGGCGAACGCCTCCGGCCCCACGAACGCCAGCGCGGCCACCGCGAGCCCAACCGGCCAGTAACGCCTCAACCACCCCGGATCGCGGAGAGGCGGTGGCGGCACGGCCGGCAGGGCAGGCGAGTCGTTGTGCGCCTGGGTGAGGAGCTTGCGCTCCCGAGTCGCGACGGTGGCCGGCGAGAACGCCAGCCGGCGCCCTACCTCGCCAACGAGCGCCGGGGCGAGGCCGGCCGCCACCATGCCGGCCGTGCCAGGGTCGAGCCCGGCCAGCTTGATACCGGCCAGGGTGAGCAGCGCGGTCACCGCGGTCAGCCAGCCGGAGCCACGCACCGGCTCCCGGCTGGCGGTGTTCAGCGTCACGTCTGCGCTCCGGTCAGCCGCTCCCCGATCAGCCGGACCACCTCAGCCGCATCGAGCTGCCCGGACCGGGCCTGCCCGACCAGCTCGACCAGCTCGGCGCGCTCCAGCGACGCCTCCGCGAGCAGGTCTTGCAGCTCGCCCAGCTCCGCCCGCCGTTCGACGCGCTCGCGCTCCGCGGCCCGGTCCAGCTCGGCGCGCACAGCAGCAGTCACGTCCTGCCCGCCGACCTTGGCCAGGATCGCCACCTGGTTGGCCAAGATCTCCTTGACCCCCTGGGTGATCCGGTCCTTGCCCAATCGGCCATGCCCGTACCCGGACACGATGGCGGTCTCCACGGTGAGCGTGCCCCGGTTGGCCGCGCCACCGATCTCCGGGTACTCCTCCATCAGCCACGCCGGGGCCTTCATGCGGTCCTTGAGTTCCACCTCATCGTCCTCCTGTCCATGAATGATCTTCTCGATGCGCGCGGCGGTGAGGGTGTCAGCCGCGCTCGGGATCAGCTCCCCGTGGATGTGACCGTGGTACTCCCCGCTGTAGTTGCGCCAGCCGGAGTCGGGGAAGTTGCACGACCAGATGCGGCGGCCCAGGATCAGGAGCTGGATACCCAGCTCGTGGCTGTTGAGCCGGAGCGCGTTGGCCAGCGCCCATCCCCAGGTGGAGTCCACCCCACCATAGGGGGCGGTGCCCAGGTCATCGGCCCGGCGCTCGGCGTGGATGGACCAGCCGCTCCCCAGCCGCTTGCAGGCATAGGTTCCGAGGTTGGCCGCGCCCCGGCTCCGGTAGGCGCCCAGGAACCAGCTCATGAGCGCGTCAGTGCCGGGCCGGGCTCGACTGTCGCAGCCCGACGCGGCGTAGTACCGGCCCCGGTAGATGCTCATCCGTCCTCGCCTCCGATCGGTACCGGGGTGGCGCCCTCGTAGCGCTCGATCGGGTACGGCTGGTTCTCCTCGTACTCCGCGGCAGGTGTCAGCTCGGACTCCTGACCTTCCGGGTACTCGGCCACCAGATCCTCGGTGGTGGGTTCGCCCATGCTCGTGTCCTCCCTTCCCTGGGTAGGGTGTCACTTCACGGTACCCGCGCTGGACACGAGAAAGCCCCCGGGGACGTGCGGCCTTCCGGCCCATCCGGCTCCGGCCGGCCTCTCCTGGTGGGTCTTGAGCCGGTGGCAGTTCGCACAGAGCGTCTGGAGGTTGGCCTATGTCCTAGTTCACCCCAGTAATTATCTAGTTTGCCCCATTAATTATCTAGTTCGTCCCTTTCTAGAGGGCCGGTGGGGGACCTCGCGAGGTCCCCTCGGGCACCGCCGAGTCGACTTGTCATGGTAACTATCTGGTTCATCCCTTTCCGGGGGACCGGGGGGACCCGGGGGGAGGTCCGCTGGCGCGAATCCTGGAAACCACTTCTTCTACCGATCCAAGGGGCGGCCGGGGGTACTGCCCCCTATATACCCCCTTAAAAGGGAAAAAGTTGTACGAGCTGCACGCGAGGCGAAGTCCAGAGAGGTTGTACGAAAAACGGTGTCCGGGAGAGTAGCGGAGTGGAGCTACCCACGGTCCCCCCGGTCCCCTAACCAGGACAAACTAGATACTTTCTGGGGCAAACTAGATAATTACCGGGACGAATCGCCCACCACAGCGAGAGACCCCCGAGGGCAGGTTCCCCCCGAGGGCCTGAAGTGCCTGGTCAGCTTGCGAATGGGTCAGCGTCGTTGCGCTCTGCCGCGAGCACGAACGGGTCTACCTGGGCGGTCACGCTGGGCTCGCCGTGGCGACGGTCGCGGGCAGCCCGGCGGTTGGCCGCGATCACCGAGCGCTGCTCGGAGGTCAGAGCCGGCGCCGGCTTGCGGTGATGGTGCATCTCGATCGGGCCGCGAGTCCTGTTCGTCATAGTCACAACTATACAGGCATGACGGTAAGGTGTCAACCCAGGGGGGAGAGCCCCGTAGTCGGGATCGAGCCCACCGGATCCGCGTGCTCCATCCGGCCGGCCAGCGAGTCCGCCCACATGGCCATAGCCACCGCATCCCCCCGGTCCGGGCTGCGCCCCAACCGCTCTACCACGTGCTCCTTGGTCTCCACCTGGATCTTCGGGGGGACCCCCGAGGTGGTGGTCCAGGTCGGGGTGGTCAGGTCCGAGATCATCAGGTCATCGGGGGGGAGCGCGAGCACCGGTTCAAACCCCGGGTCCAGCAGCTCGCGGACGTGCCACAAGGCCGCGCTGCGCACGTTGGTGAAGCCGAACTTGCCCGACCGGTCGCGCCGGCTGGTCTTGGCGCTGCCCGCGTACGCCACTGGCCGAGCCTTGACCTCCTTCAGCCGGTCATACACTCCGGCGCCCAGGCCCACCACGTCCACGATCGGGCGGCCAGGCTCGCCCTGGACCAGCGCCACCGTGGCCATCGTGTCGCGCTTGCGATTGCCCTTCAGCACGATCGCCCACCCGTCCCGGCAGGCCAGCACCGTCTCATCGCCGCCCCGGCCCACGTCCGTACCGGTCCAGAGCGGTCCCCCCGGGGAGGGCCGGCCAGCGCGGTCCCAGTCGTGCCACCGATCGATGGCAGCCTCGATCCAGGCCAGTGGGATCACCGCGTCCTCGTCGCTGGCATGGAACTCGCCCAGCACCCGGTTGGCGTACATCGCCGAGTCCGGCCCCCACTGGCGCGCTCGCTGCTCGGCCCAGGAGCGGCTGATCCTGCCCGCCCGGATCGCCTCGTCCAGCGTGACGTGGCGGGTCCACCAGTCCTCGTACCCTGGTGCCCGGCGGTGGATGTCGTAGAACCGGCCGGCCGGCGGCCCTGGCGTGCTCATCGCCAGGACGAACGCCTCCTGGGCAGTGTCCGAGCCGGCGCCGGAGAACGCACCCTCGATCGAGTCCCACGTTCCGGGGGGGACGATCTTGGCCTCGTCGATCAGGTAGAGCAGGCTGTCCGCGTGCGCACCTTCGATGCGCTCGGGCTGGTTCGAGGCGACCGCGGTGGCCGCGCCGTGGCTGAGCTTGAGCCGGAGGTCCATCAGCTCCCGGCGCCGGTCGAACGGGCCGCGTCCCAGCGTCTCGAAGTCGATCCGGTCGGCCCACTTGTGGATCTCCGGCCAGAGGTAGACCTCCAGGTGGCGCCACGCGCTCGCCGTGGTGATGATCTTCCAGTCCAGGCCGGCCAGGTCGCGGGTGGTCGCGAACCAGTTCACCACCACCGCGCCGATGAAGCTCTTGCCGAGCCCGTGGGGGCCTCGCAGCGCCACCCGCTTACGAGCCGGTAGCTCGTCCAAGACCTCCACCTGGTAGCCGACCAGCTCGACCCGCAGGCACTCGGCGGCCCAGCACGTAGGGCAGTACATCCACCGGCCCAGCCGGGACCGGGCGAGCACCTTCGAAGCCAGGTCGATGATCACCGGGGGCCGTCGGTGCGGGTTGGGGCGGGCGGCACGTCGGTGTCCGACCCTCGCAATGCTGTCTCCAGCTGGTCTACCCGTCGAGCGGTCTCCGTGCGCTCGCGCTCAAGACCTTCGATCTTCTCGGTCATCTCGTCGCGCTGGCGGTTGACCATCACGTGGACCTCTTGGACCTGTTTGCGGGTACGCCACGTGACTATCGCGGTACCGAACACCAGCGCCGCCGTGGCCAGGGCCAAGAGCCCTGTGAAGGTGTTGCTCACCGCGGGCTCACGATGATCGGGGTACGGAGGTGCGCGCGGTCCATGAAGTTGCCGGTGGTCATCACGGTCCGGCAGCACGAGCACTCCAGCACCGCGCCGGCCTGGAACTGCCCAGGGTGCTCCTTGACGCGGAACCAGACCATCGGGCCGGGACACGACACGGGTGGAGCAGGCAGTGGGAGAGTGTCCATTTACCATCGGCCCTTACTGAAGTACCAAACCAACCACAAGTATCCCCCAGCCAGGCCCAGCGCTACGCCCGCGATCAGGATCAGCAGAACCCGGACCACGCTCACCTGCTCTACCTCCCCCGGACGGGCCTGGCACCCGGCCTGGGCGCGCTCCAGCTCTGGGCCGGCGCCCTCTTCGACGGCCCGTGCTGAGCCACCCACTCGTCGAACGTCGGCATGTCCTCCGGGTCGACCGAGCACCGGACGTACTCGCACAGCGTCTCGGGCTCGGGGCAGCGCCCTTGAGTCCGACCGGCCAGGACCGGGCAGTCATAGACCGCACACCGGAAGCCCTCGCTCACCTGCTCGGCCCTCCCCCGTCGCGCACGCCGCGCTTGCTGCCGTTCCCGTTCGGGGCCGGAAGCTCCATTGTCTCCGTATCGATCGAACCCAGGTGCCTGACGATCAGCTCGGGCACAACAGCCTGTTGCTCAGCGTTCAGGTTCAGGTCGCCCAACAGAGCGGTGATCCTGCCCGCCACCACGTCTCCCCAGCGCTCGGCCAACGAGGTCAGACGCTCGCTGATTCCCATGTCGTGAGCGGTCTTGCTGTACTTCACCACCCGGTCCCGCTCGGCGCTCTCCAGCGTGACCAGCGCCCGCATCTCTTCGGACTGGGCGTAGATCCGGCCTTCCTTGCCGGCCGCGCCGTACCGGTAGCCGATCAGGCCCGAAGTGGACGGCTCGCCTTCAGGGTCGAAGGGCTCGGCCTCGATGACCTCCCCCTCGGCGGCCACCTGGCGGCGCAACAGCTCCGAGTACGCGCCCAGCCGGAGCCAGGTCATCTGGAGCACCCCGAGCACCGCCATGCGATAGTCCACATTAGGGGTAGCGCCGAGCGCATTCCAAGCGGTGATGATGGCCTGGCCGTTGGCCTTAGCTACATGGGTCTTCTTCCCGGCATGGGTTCGGCAGTGCCGGGTCCCCTTGATAGCCGGGCCGTGGCACTGTCCCCGGCCCCGGCTCCGGTTCCCGATGCACTCATGACGGCCATGTTCATCGCACCACCGAGCCCCGTATCCGGGCGGTCCCATGTCCGACCTGGTTGTCATGAGCTGGGCAGTAGTCATGCCTGCAAGGATACCCTGTCACCCTGTCCCTGGTTAGGGTGGCATCCCGGAAACGCACCGAGGGCCTGACCCCTTCCCGCGTACCACACTGGGAGGTTAGGCCCTCGGCTATCCCCACTAGGGGTCTCGCGCTCCAGCATACGCACCGAGGCCCCGGGGAGAGCAGGCGGTGGCTCCTCGGGGCCTCGGGCTCGACGGGGCCGCTCATTCGGGAAGCGGCCCGCGCCTGGGGGTTAGTCGATGACGGTACGCCTACGGCGTCCGATCCACGTGAGCAGCCCTCCAGTACCGAGCAGCGTGCCCCCGCCGACCAGGAGCAAGGGGAGCAGGGAGACGCCGGAGGTCAGTGGCAGCTCCTTGGCCGGCCCGGTGGTGGGCTCGGTCGAGCTGATCTCGCACAGCGGCAGGAACCCGTCCCCACCTTCGACCAGCTCGGCCAGCCGGGGACCGCCGGCAGCCAGGCCTTCGACCCGGCCCAGGTCGTCCACGCTGGTGAACGGGCGTAGCTCGATGATCTGGGCGGCCCGGTCGGTGTTGACATGCTTGAGCTGGACCAGCTCCTCCTCGGACGCGGTGTTCACGTCTACGCATGGCTCCTCGGTCGGAGCTGGCTCGGTGGGAGCTGGCTCGGTGGGAGCGGGGGTGGTGGGCTCGACAGCCAGGCACCCGGTAACGGCCAGGTCATGCCAGGCCACACCTGGAGCTTCCACGTCCAGCGGGGTAGTGCCCTCGGTCTTCAGGTAGGAGACCAAGGCCCCCAGGTCGCTCAGGGCCGGAGAGTCGTAGTCCCGCTCCCCGCCACCCCACACGCGCCACTTCACAGACTCGGTACCGGCGGCCAGCTCGACCTCCAGAACCTCCCCGACCGGCGCGGTGGTGACCTCCCCGCCCGCGAGGACGGCCAGGACGGTGCTGTCAACCCGGTGGTCTTCGATGGTCCAGGAGGTGGTCCCGGTGACCTGGCACTCCGTCACCTGGATCTCGGTCTGGACCTCGTTGTGGTGGGCCTGGGCGGGTGCGGCCCAGGTTCCCAGGTTGAACCCGACTATCACGGCCGCCGCGAGCGCGGCCCGCAGTACGTTCTTCATGGTCTTCCCTCCTGTTTGCTTACTCTCGTTGTCATCGGTGGACGGTATCACACGGTGTCAGTCGGTACGGGGTTCCGCGGCCGGCCCTGCTACCAGAACAGCAGCGGGACGGTGGTCGGAACGGTGAACGTGAGGACCCCGTACAGCGTGGTACGGGTCCAGGCGAACAGCTCGTACATGGCTCCTTCTCCCTCGCAGTAGGTGACGGTTAACTGTCAGCAGTCGCGGCCTTCCGGCTCGACCGGTCCGCCACCTTCCAGCAGTTCTCCCGGCCAGTCAGGGGTGGACTCCTTCCATTCCTGGAACTCCTGCCAGTACCGCTCGCACGAGTCCCCGGGGTCTTCGGCGCGAGCGTTGGATACCGTGATCCCGATCAACATCAGTCCCAGCCCGAGCAGGGACAGCGCCCCGCCCACGATCAGGACCTTCATGGCCCTCCCGGGCATCGCCCGGCGCCGGCCCCGGTACCCGGGCGGTGGCGGAGTCGGTGTCGCCTGCCCGGTCTGGTACTGCACGTTCTGTGTGGTCGGCGTGACCGGTTGTTCCGGACCGTTGCGGTGATCGTCCGGGCCCCGCGAGTAGATCCCTACTTGGCCCCCGTGTGCGAACATGCTCATGATCGTTTACCTTCCTTCCGTTGACTCTTAACTGACAACTGTTGCCATGTCTTCCGGGGTCACCTTACAGCCGTACCGGGGAAGTTGCAACCCGGGGGCCAGATGAGCTGTCTATGGGTATCGGCCCCAATTTGATCCAGCCCCCGGGAGGTCTTGATCTACTTCTCATAGACCGCACCCCAGTTGGATGCAGCCGGTGACGCGTCGGCCAGGATCGGCACCCCGCGCCACTCCCAGGTGAATGCCTCCACCACCGTGCGGCGCACGTCTTCCACCTGGTCCACCGGTACGCTCAGCACGATTTCATCGTGCACCTGAGCGCGCAGCATCGGCAGCACCTCGGGCGCCGCGTCGGCCAGCCTAAGTAGACCCTCCATCATAATGTCTCGGGCTGCACCTTGGCCCATGAGCGCCGGCCCCTGGGTGTGGGCGCGCTGCGGGTCGGGCCGCATCAACCGACCGAACCCGTTGTCCAACAGCTCCCCGGACTCGGCCAGGGCCCGTACCTCGTCCTGCCATTCGACCACCCGCGGGAACCGCTCGCGCATCGACGCGTCGAACTGCCGGACCAGCCCCGGGTCAATCTCCTCACCCTCGCTGATCGCCTTGATCCCCCGCCCGTAGTTCCACCCGTGCCCGATCGCCTTGGCCTGCTCGCGCTTACCGACGTCACCGAACAAGGCCTTAGCGATCTCCGAGTGCGGGTCTTCCTTGGTCAGCATGTCGATGTACGCGTGATCCTGGCTCAGCCCAGCCACCCCGCGCATGTCGACCTGGGAGAGGTCTACGGCCAGAACCAGCTCTCCGGGGTCGGGCAGGAAGATCTCGCGCTCGACGTGCCGGCCGCCGCGCTTTCCGAACACAGTGAGTCCCGGCTCGGTCAGCGACCATCGCCCGGTGGCCTGTTTGAACGCCACCCGGGGGTGCACCCGGCCGTCCGGGCAGAGGCAGTCCATGGCGGTCTGGTAGACCGAGCGCGCCCCCACGATCCGGTAGACGTGCTTGGCGATCTCGCGCACGGCCGGGATGTGGTGGTACTCGCTGGCCAGGTGGCGCATGTGCTCGCCCCCGATGGCGATCTCGCCGGTCTTCTCGGTGGTCCAGTAGGAGGTGGCGCCGGCCGCGGTGAGCGCGGTGGCCAGGGCCGCCTTCCCGGCCTTGGTGCCCAGGGGGGCGAGATACGCCTTCCCCCTGGCGTCATGGGTCGGGATGCCGTACCGGCCGGCCAGTACCTCCATGGACCGGGCCTTCCGCTGGTTGATCTCAGCGACCCGGCTCTCCAGCTCGCCCGTCCACACCCGGAACCCGTTGAGGCTGATCTGGGCAGCCAGCGCAGCCACCCGATGCTCGCGCACCAGGTACGGGGGGACCGTTCCACCGAGGTCCGACATCAGCCGGTGGTGCAGCGCGCGAGACAGCTCCACGTCCCCGACCAGGTACTCCCGGAACTCTGGATCGTCGGTGGGGATCTGGTCCCACCCGCCGTACTTTTTGGCCAGGTCCCCCAGCTTGGCTACCTTGCCACCCAGCTCGAACTTCTTGCCCAGTGTGTCCAGGTCGTACTTGCGACTGGCGTCCACCCCCTTGTCCCGGGCCATCGGCGGGTCCAGGTACCTGGCGGCCAGCAGCCCGTCAAACAGCCGACCCTGGGCGGCCATGGCGTGAATCTCGGACATCTCCAGGTGGCCGGCGCGGACCAGCGCGGGCAGGTCGAAGGCCATCACGTTGTGGCCGGTGACCACCGCGCCGGAGCGTACCACCGTGGCGGCCTCGCGAGCCCCGTACGGGGTGATCTTCACCGAGTCATCGTCAGATGACCATCCCGCCAGCCGGACGTACGTGGCGGGCTCGGGGTGGCGGTAGAGGTCTCCGGCGTCTCCGGTCTCAAGGTCGAAAGTCACGAGGCCAGTAGCAGTGAGGTGATCTTGGGTATCAAACGCGCTCTGGCCGCTACCGACCTCGTGTGTCTGTGAGGGGGACCGGGGGGACTCGGGGGGAGCCTCGCTAGCGTGTTTCCCGGAAACCAACTCTTGCTCGGGCTCGGTCGGCGCCGTTGGCTCACTCTGGGTGGACTCCCCCGTTACTCCCCCCTTAAAGGTGTGTTCTTCACCCGTATTAGGTAGAGGGGGTCCCCCAGGTCCCCCCGGGTCCCCCCCGGTGGAGGACTCGTCACTCTTAGGTCGGTTGTCGGTCACTACCCGCCACAAGCTCACGTGACCGTGCACCGAGCCCACTCGCTCCATGTGCGCTCCGTCGTACCGGCGCCCTCGCAACCGCGCGTACGCCTCCCCCAGGGCCTTGGAATAGCCCTTCTCGCTGGGGTCGTCCAGCCGGGGGGGAGCCAGGTAGCCGGCAGGGTCGGCCATCGCCTTCGACTTGACCTCAGCGGTCCGGAACGGGTTCTGGCCGAACTGCTCGGCCAGCCAGCCCAGGTGACCGGACCAATACTGGGAGTCGAAGTCGCTCTCGGAGCGCCACACGGTCAGGTTGCCCAGGAAGCCTTCCAGGCCGGCCGTGGCCACGATGCCGCCGACGATGCGCTCCCAGGTCTCGAACGACCCGAACGAGATCGACCGGGCCGGGTACGGCTGGCCGGCGGCGAACCAGGCCCGGACCAGGGTGAGCACCGCGCGCAGAAGATCGCGCCGGTTGGCCCGGGTCCAGCTGCCCAGGTCGAGCCCGGACTGGCCCGGGTGCCGAAACGAGCTGGCAGCGCGGTCCTGGGGATCGGCGTAGGTGGGGCGCAGCGCGATCCGGTACACGCGTCGCGTGAGGTCCCCCCGGACCTGAACCTGGTTTCCGAGGGAGATCCACGTGACCTTGTTCGGGAACTCGGCCATGGTGCTCACGCCCAAGATCCGGTCCTGCCACGTGGTGGCGGTCAGCGCCTGGGCCAGCGCAGCACCTTCGATCGTGTGGGCCTCGTCGAACACGAAGAACTCGGCCCCGGTCCGGAAGGCGGAGGTGATCTGTTTGCGCAGCTCCTCCTTCTCGTCCACGAAGTTCATCGGCCGGGCTGGTTCCCCGGTGTAGACGGTCAGGATCGAGTCGGCCAGGAGGTTCTTACCGACCCCCATCTGAAGCCCGTCGACGATCGCCAGCGGTACCCGGGGGACCAGCCCGCGGACAGCCGGCGTGACGATCAGCGCGAGCGCGTTGGCCCGGTCAGCGTCCGTATCAAACGGGAAGTCTCCCAGCCACTCACCCAGCAACAGCTCCCGGGCCGCTCGTACCTCGCTCTCGGTCGGGTCTTCAGGTACCTCGATCCCGGTCACCTCGGGGTCGGTCACCAGCATGGTCCGGGTGGCCTCGTCGTAGCCGGGCTCGGTGACCACCGACCCGTCCGGGCGCACGAACGGCGCACGGGACACCCGTTCCAGCGGGGAGAACTTCTCGGCCCGGCTGAGGGTGGCCTGGATCGAGTTGGCGTCCGGCCAGGTGTAGTCGTAGGTGGTGCCCTGGGCAGTCTCGTTCTCGTTGACGGTGACCGCGGTCTCCTGGATCAGGTCCCGGCTGGCGCCCCGGTCGATCGGCACCATGGCAGCGTCTTTCAGCCGCGAGATCACCCCACCGTGGTTGAACAGCTCCCGGCCGTCCCACTTGCCGATCAGCGCGGCGGTCAGATCGTTGATGACTTCCAGCCGGTCCCGGTTGCACACCAGCGTCACCCGATCGGGTGAACCCGGGCTGTCCTGGTCCTTCTTCTTGGCTCGGGGTTTGGTGTCGGCGGGTCGGGCCTTGGCCGCGTCGACCACCCGGGCCAGGTACGCGGCGCGGCGACCGGGCTCCCGGCCGGCGAGCACATCGTCCAGGCCGGCCTTGCCGGAGGCAGGCAGCCGGGCGAACTTGACCGAGGCGGCCCCCTCGGTGGCCAGGGCCCCGGCGAGCCCCATCCCCGCGGCGTAGACCTCCGCATTGCCGGCGGCATCCGCGTCCAGGATCACCACCACGTCCCGGCTGTCTGCCTGGGCGAGGTCCGGGATGGGAACCCCGTCCGACTGCCAGGACCGGCAGCCGGCGATCCCGTAAACCGCCACCTCTTCGGGGGCGTAGCTGGCGGCAGCCAGGCATTGCTTTGTACCTTCCACGATCAGCATCCGGCCGCCTCTCCCGGAGGACCCTTTCCCGGGGGGCCGGACCAGCCACAACACCGGGATCATGCCCTTGCGGAAGACATACTTCCGCGGCCGGCCGTTGGCGCTCTCGGTCGGGTTGTCCGGCCGGACCTGGTACTCCACCCGTCCGTCCATCCCGGTCCACGGGAACAGGATCGCGGGGAAGTTCGCCCACGAGTCCCACGGCTCGGGAAGCTCAGCCACATCGGACCGCTCGATCAGCGAGCGCACCCCGAGCGCGCGAGCCAGCTCCGGGTCTACAGCCTGGGCGGCCAGGTAGGACTCATGAGCCACCGAGAGGGTACCGGGCCGGTGTTCGGGCTCGATCGAGCCTTCGGTCTCGCGGAGCTGTTGCGCGAAGTCCACCAGCTCAGCGTCAGTAGCCCCACCGAACTTCTCTCCACCCGTGGTATCGTTCGTCACGTTCGGTCTCCATTCACATGGTTGATCTGTTGGGGCCGGCCACCTAGCACTCCTGGTGGCCGGCCCCGGTGCCTTCTGAGCCTAGCCCCGGTCCTACTTGCGGCGCGCGTACCAGTTGGCCCAGACCATCAGGCCAGCGACCAGGGCGACCACGGCGATCCCCGCCCAGGGAAGATCAGGCATCGACCGGACCCTCTTTGGCCTCCTCGACCAGCCGGGGGATGGCATTCCTGATCCCCCGGACCACCCGGATCAGGTGGTGCCAGTGCGGGTCCCCGCCGTCGCCTGGGTCGTTGTAGCCGGCCAGCGCCTCCTCGGTGTCTTCGGAGCCGGCCAGCTCGGCGATCTTCTCCCCGGCGCTATCCCAGTCGGCGAGCGCGACCTCCAGGAGCTGGATCTCGGTCTCGCGGGTCCTCAGATCCTGGGTGGCCTTGGCTAGCAACCGGTCCCGGGCCTGGACCGACTGCTCCAGGTCATCGATCCTCGACTGTGCCTGGCTCATGGCCATTCCGTTCGCCCGAACCGACTGGCCCAGCTCGGCCACCTGGCGGTGTAGCCTAGCTGCCTCGTCCCGGGTACCGATGTGGCGCTGCTCGGCCTCGTCCAGCCGGCGCGCGTGCCGAGCGGCCCGGTGCTCGGCCGCCTGTTCTCTCGCCAGCGCCTGGGTAGCAGTCTGCTCCAGCTCAGCGATCCGAGCCTTCAGGGGGGCCGAGACCAGATCAGCCTCTGAGGTCTGAAGGTCGCCCACCTTGCGGCACAGGGTGTCGTACAGGTCCGCGCCGGCCCCGATCCCGAACCGCTGGCGGATCTGGTCAATCACCCGGGTCCGCTTGATGGCGTCCTGGTAATACTCCTGGATGCGGGCGTGGGCCTCGGCCAGCTCGCGCTTCAGCTCCTCCAGCTGGCGCCGGCCCTGGAACGCCACATGGGCGTTGGGCCGACAACCGTCCACGCACACGTGCCCGGACCGGTAATGCTTCAGCTCCCGGTCCAGCGCAGCCACCTCCTCGGCCGCTTCACGGGCCTGGCGCTCGGCGCGCTCCCGGCCGGCCACGGCGTCCGCTAGGTGACCGAGGTCTGCCATTGGCCCCTGAGCCTTCAGGGTGCGCTCGACGGACTCAGCTCGCTCGCGGGCTCGGGCTGCCTCCTGGCGGGCCTCGGCAGTCTCGTTGAACCGGCGTGCAATCCGCCGGGTCAGATCGGTGATCGTGTTGACCAGCGCCAATGCCTCGTTGGGCGCGGTCATCGCGCCGCGCCGGGCGGCAGCCTCGATCTCCTCCAGCTCCCCGGGGTTCAACCGTTGGGCAGTGCCGTACTGGGGTGTGGTCCGGCTGGCGCGGGCCTGGTCCAACGTCCGGAACCCTTCGTTGTCCACGTTGCTCACAGCGACCTCCCGGCGGGGCGCCGGAAGCTGGCCTCGGTCACCGAGCGCGGTTCCGGCGCGTCGAGCGCGGCCCGCACCTCGTCCTGAGTGGCGTATCCCACCGCCACACCTTCCGGGCGGTCTTCGATCACCGCCATGTACTCGCGAGTGTCGTTCGGCCCGAGCACCGTTCCGGGCTCGGCGTGAACGCCCTTCAGCACTCCTCGCACGTATCGCTTCATCGGTCCAACCTTCCCTTCCATCGACGTATCCAGCTTTCTACCCGGGCGGCCCGCTTGTCGCTGGAGCAGGCCCAGGCCACGAACCCGACCGATCCGAGCACCATGGCGGACAGGGCCCAGCACGCTACCGAGGCGATGACCTGCCTCACCGGCCCTCCCCCAGAACCCCACCTGGCAGGTCGGTCGGGTCGGTGTCGCGCTCGGGTCGCTGGATCGAAAGGGTCTCCAATACCTCGTCCATCAGCCAGGCCCGCGCCTCACCCTCCGGGTTCTTGTGCCGGTCCCGGTTCTCGCGGCGCCACAGTTGCTCTAGCCTGTCCCGGGGCGGCCATAGCTGGATACTGGTGAGTACCTGGTCCTCCGGCGGTTGATCGGTCGGGATACCGGCTGCCTTGAGCTGGTCCTCCAGCTCAGCCTCACGCTCCAGGCGTTCCAGCTCGTCCGGATCGACCCCAGCCCGCTCCAGGGCGCCAGCCTGGTCGGGGTTGTCGGTCTCGGGTTGCGGTCCCTCGGTTGTGTCGTACCCGACCGTGGCCAGATCCTCCTCACGCTTGCGGCGGGCGGTCTCCCGGCGACGCTCGCGGTCTTTCAGCCAGGACACGATCACGGCGGCAGCCTGGGTCAGCTCCTTGTCCAGGTCCTGGTTATCCAGGTCGGGGCGCTCGGCGGCAGCCTCCAGGACCTCCTCCAGGAGGATGTCCCACCAGGTCAAGTGCCCGTTGACCTTCAGGGCATGGCACTCCCGGCGCTGTGCATCCGCGACCTCGCCCGACCTGTCGTCATGCCAGGGCCCTAACGCCTCGATCGGCCGGGTCTCCGGGCCGGTGCCCTCCGGCCAGCTCTGGACCCCCCACTCGCGCTCCTGGCGCCCGACCTCCTTCAGGATGCCCCCGGTCACCCGGGAGCCGGCCAGCGCGTTGTCCAGGCTGTCCGCGACCTTGTTCAGGCCCTCCCGCAGCGCGCGGCCCAGCTGCTCCTGCGCCCCCCGGACATCATGGGGCGCGGGGGATGACGCGTGCGGTCGGCTCTGACCTGGTGGTACCCGACGACGCTCCTTCTTCACGATCTCGATCCTTCCTGTTGGGGGGACCGGGGGGACCTTAAGTCCCCCCGGTCACGTCACTACTTTACAGCCATGGCGTCCAGGTTGTCAACCTGCCTCGACCATCCGCCGCACCGCGCGCCGGCCCTGAATCCTGGTGATCAGGTCAGCCGCGTCGCCGCGGGTCCGCACCCGGTCCAGCTTCTCAGCCGGGAAGCCCTCGCGGACCAGCCGGGAGAGCTGGAGGTCCGAGACCGGGGACTTCAGCCACCGCGCGTCGCGCTCCACCAGCTTCTGGAAGGCTTTCGCCCGGTCCTCCCCGATGCCCTGCGCCCACTCGGCCGGGAGCTGCTGGTGGAGCACCTGGACCCGCCCGTTGGTGTACGCGCCCAGCTTCCAGGTGTCGACCCCGGCCGGGACCATCACCACTACCTCCTTGCCGGCGCCCAGGCACCAGGCGTCCCCGACCGGCAGCCAGCGGAGCCGGGAGGAGGCGAACACGTCCACCTTGGCGGTCTTGCCGGCGCGGCACGTCTCGTGGCGGGTGTCGCCATCCTGGATCAGCTCCAGGGGCAGGGGGCGGGAGCAGAGCCGGCAGCGGTGCGCCGGGTCCTGGCACGGGCCACCGCACGCGGCACAGACCCGACCCTCCCCCGGCTCCTTGGGCGGCCCGGCCGGATTGTCCATCTCCAGCCCGAGGTCTACCACGGCTACCAGGTCGTGGCGCTCGCTGACGCCGGTCACGTCCAAAACCAACAGGTCCCGCTTACCCGGGTAGATCCGGGTCCCCCGGCCCACCATCTGGACATAGAGCCCGTGGAACTTGGTCGGGCGGGCCACCGCTACGCACTCGATCGAAGGCTCATCGAACCCCTCGGTCAGCACTGCACAGTTGCATACGACCTGGGTCTCCCCGGTGTGCAGCCGCTTCAGGATCAGCCGGCGCTCTTCGGTGGGGGTGGTCCCGTCCAGGTGCTCGGCCCGGATGCCGCGCTCACACAGCGCGCGGGCCAGGTGCCGGGAGGTCTCGATGGTGGGGGTGAACGCGACCCCCTTGCGATCCTTGGCGAACTTCACGTAGGCGTCGGCGATCTCCTCGATGGCCCCGGAAGCCTCCAGCGCTCCACCCAGCGACCCATCCTGGTAGTCGCCCCCGGTGACCCGCACGTCGTCCAGGTCCATCGAAGTCTGGACGGTCTGGCCCTGGATCGGGCACAGGTACCCCTGGTAGATCATCTCGCGGATTGACTTATAAGAGACAACCTGCTCCCAAACGCCCAGCGACTTCCCATCGCGCTCGGGGGTGGCGGTGAACCCGGCGGTCAGCGGGCCGTACGGGGAGAACGAGCCCAGGGTGGTGAGGATCTTGGTCCAGCTCGGGGCGGGGGCGTGGTGGGCCTCGTCCACGATCACGGTTTCCACCGGGCCGGCCGCCAGCAGCGCGGCCAGCCGCGCGTCACGCTGGAGGGTCTGGACCGAGCCCACGATCACCTCCGCGTCCACCTCGTTTCGCTCGGCCTTCACGATGCCGGTCCGCAGCTCGGGCGCGATCATGGCCAGCTTGTCCACCGTCTGGCCGGCCAGCTCGTCCCGGTGGACCAGCACCAGCGCCCGGCCGACACTGGCTCGCTGAGCGATCAGGTGGGAGAAGGTGACGGTCTTGCCGGTGCCGGTCGGGTGGACCACCAGCGGCCGGCGCACCCCGGCGCGGTCAGCGGCGGTTACCGCCTCGATGGCCTCGGTCTGGTAGTCGCGTAGTCCCAACATCAGTGGTGCCCCCGCTCCACCATGACTGAGAAGTTCCGGTACTCCTGGCCAGCGTGCCGGCCGTGCTGGATCGTCTTGTGACCCAGGTAGGACACCCTCATCCGGTCCCCCACCTTCGGCACCTGCTCCAGCAGCGCCCGAGCTAGAACCATCCCGGACCCGATCACCCGGACCCGGCGGAAACCTCCGATCCATAGATCCACGAACGGGATCACGCTGCCGAACTGGTTCGGGTACTCACCAGTGCGCAGCACCACGCCGGAGATGGTGGCCAGCTCAGTATTGGGGTTCCAGGTCTCCTCGGGAACTCCCTCGGTGAGCTGGCGAACGGCGCACATCAGGCAGTCCGGGACGGTCATCGTCTGGTCCATGGTCTTGATCCTTCCTGTTCGGCTTCCTTCCGGACCTACCTTACAGGCGTACCGGGGAAGTGTCAAGCCTCCGGAGCCGGCACCGGCAGCCCATCCGGACCGCGTACCTGCCCCGGTCCAACCGGCCAGCCGTACTTAGACACATAGCTCTCGGAGTCCATCCGAACGGGGTTCATGCGCGCGTCCTCCGGGTCTTCACCCCAGGTCCACCGGCCATCCGGCAGCCGCCACACCCGGTCTCCGGCCTCGTCGGTACCCAGGTACACGATCATCAGTGCTCGCCAGGAGCCAGGTCCAGAACGCCCTCGCCGCGGGCCACCACGTGTAGGGACGGGGGCGGGTCGTCGGCCTCGGTGCGCTCCCACAAGGGCTCCAGCCCAGTAGCCACCTTGACCCAGGCCACCTCCTTGCGCTCGTCGTCCAGCCAGCGCGCCACCGCGCCCCAGCCGGCATCCTGGGGGACCCGGCCGGTGCCGGTGAAGTACCAACGGCCCCCCACCTTGAGCGCGACGTACGTCCAGATCTTCGACCCGGCGAAAGTGGGCTCCTCCCCCGGGTCCATCCGGATGAACCGGATTCCGAACAGGAGGACCGTGCCGTCCGCCACGATCTTATCGTCAAGCTTGAATATCATGATCGACTCCCCTCCTTTCTAGGTCCGATGCGGAAGAAAACGGGACCGACCCCCGTGGCGCCGGTCCCGTTCCCTACCGTCCTACTGGGACTTGGCCATCGCCTCACCGAGGCTGAGCTGGTTCTCACTGCCCGGGGTGCGCTTGATGGCGACCCCGAAGTGGCGGTACGGCTTGCCCTGGAAACGCCCCTTCTTGATCGGCTTCTCACCGAAGAACTTCACCGCGATCCGGTCACTGATCCGGGGGTTGGCGTCCAGCAGCTCCCGGCGCAGCACCGCGCCGTAGCCGATCACCCGGAACTTGTCGCCGTCCTTGGTCAGGATGGTGACGGTCGGGCACCGAGGGTCCTCGCCCTCCTTGGCGAAGTCGCTATTGGTGTGACCCACCTTGACGACCTCACCGGCGATCCCCTCGCCCTTCTCGGCCGGGACCCAGCCCTCCGAGTCGTCTTCCACGACCTGATCGAGCAGGTCATCGAAATCATCGTCATTGTCCGATGCGGCGCCAGCCTCACCGAACAGCTCGTCCACCTCGTCCTGGGCAGGGGTGGCGGTCTTGCTCTTGGCAGCGGGCACGCGGCCCACCTCCTATCACCTAGTTACCTACTTGACCTACTTAACGGCCCGGCGGGGACCGGATCGGCGTCCGGTCCCCCGGCTGTTGGGTGCCTGTCTCTCCAGGCTGTCACCGATAGGTCCTGCCTACGGTCGGCCGGCCGTTCCAGCTCATCTGAAGGGGGAGAGAGTCACGACGAACCTCCGGTACCCCGTGGACCCCGGAGGACTCGAACCTCCATCTTCTCCGTCGAGTGCTCTGCCAGTTGAGCTACAGGCCCATGCTCCCCGGTTGATTGGGGCCCAACCGGGGGAAAGCCCGCTTACCACTACAGACTAGCACCGGTCATCACCGAGCGCAAGTCATCACTTCTTCGGAACCCGGATGGTCATCCGGCGGTGCGTGGACTTCACGGTCACCTCAGCCGCGATCTCGGGGTGGTCGCGCTTCAGGGCCTCCACGTCGATCCGGTTGGTGGTCACCTCGGGGTACGAGACCACCTTGCGGTCCCCCAAGTAGCCGGCCGCCGCGTCGGCCACCTGCATCCTGAAGTAATTTTTGATCTCGTCCAGCCGGGCCTGAGCCCGGTCCACATCGGCCTTGGCGGCCTGGTAGCCCTCCAGCCACTCGTCCGCGTCAGAAGGCAGCTCCACCGAGGGCCGGACCACGGCAGGGTGAAGGTAGCGCATCAGCTCCTCAGTCTTCGGGTGCCGGAGATCGTGCATCGGGGGCTCGTCGCCCAGCACGTTAACGTGCCAGAACCGAGTCGCCTCCTCGCGCATCTCAGCGAACCAGGCCGCGTCGAACTCGCATTCGACCACGTAGAAGTTGCGAGCCGAGCCCAGTACCAGGCAGCCCAGCCAGCCCCGGTTCAGGCCCAGGATGCCGAGCTGCCATTGGAGCTGAGCCTGGTAGCTCAGCGGGGCGGCACCGTCGCCCTGCCCACCGGCCGCGATCGAGCCGGACTGCCAGCCCTCGTCCTCCCCGGCGGTCTTGCACTCGAACACCCCGACCGCCCGCCACTTCCGGGAGTGGCAGGCGAACCGGTCCGGAGTGACCCGCAGGAACTCCTCATTCAGCGCCGTGCTGACCCAGAGTCCCCCGCCCGGCCGACTCACAAGCCCCACCATCTCGGCCGTCTTCTGAGCGACTACCTCTTCCAGCCGGTGGCCCCATTCGACCGGCGCCAGGTGCGAGAGATCCTTGCCACCGTGGGCCTTGGTGTTCCAGACCGAGAACGGCGTCTCGTACTCCGAGACCCCGATCAGCGCGCCGATCTCGGAACCACCGATGCCGCCCTGCCGAGCCTTCAGCCACGCCTCGTGGCCAGCGCACTCGGGGAGGATGAGCCGAGCCATCGGTCGCGGCCCCGGGATCTGCGGGACCCGGTGCGCGCGGTGCCGGCAGGCCCGTTCAGCCGGCGCCGCATCGGGGTGCCGAGCGGTCATCACTTGGCCTGCCCGCAGTACCGGCACACACAGACCCCCGGGTGGCCGGCCGGTTCGACCCGGCATCGGTGCTGCCGGTAGCTGTCCTGGTCGGCGTCGCGCCGGGCGGCCACCACGGCGGCCGGTTCGACCACCTTCCAGGTCCGTTGACACCCGGCCCGTTCGATCGTTTCCATCATCACTGCTCCCAATCGACATCGGCCATCCGGAACGCGATTCGGCGGTTAGGGTCCAACACGTTCCGCCACCGGGTCCGGATGATCGCTTTCTTCGTCTCAGCACTCAGCTCCGCCCAGTGCTGCCCACACGCGTAGCGCGTGTTCGGAACCTGGACCGAGCAACCGTGCCGGGGGCAGGTGTGCTCACCTGCCCGCGGCCGGTTCAGTCCCATGTCGCCTCCTCGTACTGGCTCCGGATCAGGTCTGCGTCCCGGACCAGATCCAGCATCCGACGCAACGGGTACTCCCGGATCGAGTTCAACAGCTCCTGGTCCTGGACCTCTTCGACGGTCCGCACCCGGCCCGACTCGACCTCGCGCAGCAGCGCGTCCAGGGCGCGTGAGCTGACCTGGTGGTTACACGGTGTCGACAGGTCCAGCCCTCGCGCGCAGCACCCGAACCACGGCGGCGCGGCCGGGTCTTTCCCCCGGTCGGCCTTGCACGACTCCAGCGTGGCCCCGCAGCCCTCGCAGCGAGCCTCGCGCCTGATCTGCTCCCGCCGGGCTGTTACGACCCGGGCCAGCTCCGCTCCTTCCATGATCGGTCACCCCTCCTTGTTGATCTTGCCCAGAGACTCCCGGTTCAGGGCCGGGAGCACGAACCGAGCGCTGCCCAGGTAGTCACACGCGGCCACCCACAACCACCAGGCGTCGCATGTGTTGTCGTCGGTGAACTCGACCTCGGCCCGTTTGTAGGCGGCCAAGGCCATCGCCCGCTTGTCGGTCTTGCTGCCCCCGTTGCCCGTGGCGTACTTCTTCAGGCTGGAAGGGGGGAGCGTGGCGTACGGTATGCCCTGCTCGATCAGCATCGAGCGGACCGCCCCGTGGACCATCCCAGTGATTCCGGCGCTCTTGCTGTGGTTCAGGTACCCCTCGATCAGGACCAGCTCGGCCCCGAGCACGTAGGTTCGGACCTGGTTCCGGATCACCACCAGCCGGTCATCCTTGGTGCCCCTGGTCCGGACCAGGTGCCAGCATGGGGCATCGGCCACGGTGTGGGTTACCCCGGTAGCGGTGATGGACAGGTCCAGACCTGCCACCTTCGGGGGGGCGGTCATCAGTCCCGCCCGTCCCCGAGCGCGCCACCCGGGTTGTACGGCGGGACCACGCCGGTCCGAGAAGGATGCCGGGCACGTGCGAGCGCGGCCCGACCCTGCTCGGTATAGGGATGCCCGTACTCCTCGGCATAGTTGCGGTCCTCCTGGCTCGGGCGTAGGAGAGCGCGAGCCTTCAGCTCCTGGACTCCCAGCCGGTCCTCCAGGGCAGCCACCTCGGTCTCCTCCCCCTCGGGGAAGATCCCGTCTGAGTGCAACTGGCCCAGGACGTACCCCTGATCGTGGATCTGTTCGATCAGTGCCTGGACGGCCTGGTGGCCTTCCATCGACTTCTGGTTGTACGGCAGGTCCAGGTTCACCCCGTCCGCCAGGGCCTCCTCACGCGACCTCCAATGGACACCCAGGTACTTGCGGACGACGGCCAGGAACTGCCGATAGTAGTGATCCACGTCCCTGGTCATGACCGGAGAGCCCTCGTCCCGGATCTCTTCGATCAGCGCCCGGACAGCCTGGTGGCCAGCGGCCGACAGGCCGACCGGTGCCCGTTGCTCGGGCAGGCCGGCGCCGCCTCCACGCCCCTGTGACTCCAGGATCGCAAGGAGCTTCCGGTGGTACTCCTCGACCGTGCTCATGACTGGGACCCGCGCTCGGGGTCGGGAAGCTCCCCCTCACACGCCTGGCCGTCTCCGTCCTCGTCCAGGTTGTGGGGGTCCAGGTCGTTGGTGGTCTGCGCCTGGTCGTACGCGCGCTGGGCCTGGTCCCGGTTGTCGAAGTCCTCGCAGTCCAGGGTGTCCGTCACCGGCTCCTGGGGCGCGTTGTCGCAACCATCGGCGGCAGCCAGCGCCGGCAGCAGTGCCAGCGCGGCCAGCCCAATCTTGATCCTCATTGTCCGTTTCCTTCCTGTTGTTACTTAGTTACCGAACATCCCCGATCATCAAGACCCGCTTGGGTCCTCCTCGTTTCGAATCTTGGTGGTCGCCTCCTGTTGCTGGCGTAGCCACGCCTCCAGCTCCCGCTCGAATGCCACCAGCCGGCGGCCGAGCTTCCATAGGCACGCCATCGTGCCCGCGTGGTACCGGCTACGGATGGTGCCCTCCGGCATACCGGTGCGCTCCATGATCTCTGGCAGGTACAGAATCCGGCCCTTCTCACCGCCGTGGTCTACCGCGTCGCTACGGGTCACCCCACCCTCCTTTCTTAAGTCGATGGGTTCGTTCACCACCGATCATAGCAGGGCACTACCACTGGACGCAACAGCCCCCCGCCCGGGGGCGGGGGGCTGGCGGTCAGTCCTCGTCGGTGGGCTCGAACTTGGCGCCCTCCTCCTCGAAGGGCTCCCGGCACCGCCCGCACACGATCTCGCCCTCGGCGAGCACCTTCCGGCTGGCCCGGATGATCCGGGGGGTCTCACACCCGCACACGGCCTTGACGTTGTTCGTGCTCGGGCCGGCACCCTCCTTGCGGGGCTTCTTGGCGCCGTGGATGAACTCCCCGCCACCGGGACCTTCCCCGTCCTCGCCGGTCACGGCCAGGAACCCGGGCAGCGCGATGGTCATCCGGATCGCCTTGTCCAGCTCCTCGATCACCGGGGCGTACTCCTCGCGGGTGCCCGGCGTCATCAGGCACTCGGAGAACCCGGCCTGGGGGTGGGCCGACTCCTTCGGGTACTCCAGGCCCATCTCCTCGGCCAGCGTGCGGAAACGCTGGTTGTGCCAGCGGCCCTGGCGCGAGGTGTCCTTCACGTCGCGGACCTGGGCGAGCACGTGGGCGGCCTCGTGGAGCATCGTCTCCACGGTGTGGCCCGCGCCCTTGGCCAGCGTCTCCCCGGCCACGAACATCTCACCCAGCCGGACGTTGACGGTCACCCCGTCCTGGGTCTCCTCGTGCTCCCGGTCGGTCCAGCCGTTGGCCCGGAAGTGGCCCCATCGGGCCGGGCCGACGAACCCGGAGCCGGTCACGATGACCACCGGGGGGAGGTCGGCGTGGTTGGCCCGTACGGCCTCCCACACGCGCTCCAGGACCGTCACAACCGCCGAGCCGGTGGTCTGGGTAGCCGGCGGGCTCGCGGGCTCCTGGTGGGAACCGAACGGGTGGGCCGGCGCGGTCTCGACGTTGACGGGTTCACTTGGTGCGGCCTCGGTCTCGCCGAACGTGCCGTCCACCATCTCCCGTTCGAGGTGTCCGGCTACCAGGCTGAACGGCATGGCCTTGCCGGCCACCCGGGTCAGCTCGTAACCGTTGCTGGTGTCGTTAACCGCGCTGGGGGTGGTCAGTGCCACCTTGGCGTTGAGCCGGCCCACCGACACGACGATCCCGCGCCGTAGCTTGCCGTGGGAGTGGATCACTACAACCTCCCCGGTCACGGGCCGGCGGGTGCCGAAGTGGTAGCCGGCGCCGTTCACCTCGGCCTCGGTGTTCCACGTGCCGATCCAGCGGATCAGGTCCTGGTCGGTGGGCTCGTAGGTCTTCATGATCTTGGTCCTTCCTGTCTCGTCCTGTTGTGCTTCCAACCTTACAGCCGTGACGGTTAAGTGTCAACTCTCCCGGGTGTGTCGTACCTCACAGGCGTGACTGTCCCCAGGAACGGGGAAGGCCCCGAGCCGGAGCCCGGGGCCTTCAGGAGGTGGTCAGATCTGGACCAGCGCGGCCTCCAGGCTCATCCCCGCGTAGGTCTGGTGGATCTGCCAGTCCTCGGAGCGCCCCAGACCGTACGCCTTCAGGATCTCGTCCACGCTGCCCAGCTCCCCGGCTACGGTCTCGGTGAACATCGGGCCGTCCACCCCGGCCCAGACCGAGCGCCGGACTACCAGCTCGGTACGGCGGTTGCCGTCCTCGTCCTGGTCCTGGCTGATGATTGCGGTGAACTTCTCGATGATCGCCATCTCTTGATCCTTCCCTGTCGGTCCGGGCCTTCCCCGTCCCTGTACCTACTACTTTACAGGCATGACGGTTAAGTGTCAATAGGCACGCCTGTGAGGTAGCTCACACCGTCAGGGCTTGACACTTAACCGTCATGCCTGTAATGTTGTGGATGTGAGGGGGACAGGCCCCCGGAACCCAGGAAGGATCGACAGAGATGAACCGTCGCGCCAAGGGCAAGATGATCCGGAAGATCGCCAAGCTGGACCGGGCCTGGAGGACCGGCGGGAAGGTCGAAGGTCGGACCGAGAACGAGCTGGCCCTCCACCTCGGCCGGGCGTACCGCGCCGGGCTCGGGCCGGTCGCACGGCGCACCCAGAACCGCAGCGCGGCCCGCCTGGGCCAGCGGTCCGGCTGGGAGGGCTGAGACGTTGAGGCCCCCGGGGGAGACTCCCCCGGGGGCCGCCCGGGTCGTCGTCAGACGACCATCCCGAGATATCCCATAGCGGCCGGCGCCGGCCCGGGGGTTCCCCCGCCACGGGGGAGGGGGTGACCCCTGGTACAGCGCGGTCGGCCCTGGTGCGAACGACAGGCCCGCCCCGACCGGCGGGGCGGGCCTGCTCCGGTGCTACCGGAGGCCCGTCAGGATCTGCTCGGCGCGGCGGTTGCTGCGCTCCTCGCGGTTCCGGTCGCCGGAGACCTCGGCCAGGCCCTCGCTGCGGAGCTGGGCCATCACCTGGCGGTACTCCTCGGGGCTCATCGTCGCCAGCATGTCCATCGTTCCCGATCCCTTCTCTCCGTTGCTCATGAGGACAACTTTACAGGCATGGCGGTTAAGTGTCAACCTCGCTGCCTGTGACCTACGCCACAACGAGATGAGCCCCGAACCGGGAGACTGGCCCGGTCGGGGCTCGGGGCTACGGTGTGAGCCACCGCGCCCCCTTACGGCGCTGGCTCCCCAGCAAAAGCACCGGCCCGCTGGCGGGCGCGCTCCACCAGCGGGCCGCTTACGCGCTGGCCTTGGCCAGCAGATCGGTACGGGCTCCCTGACCCGGCCGGCTGTCGCGCCACCGGTTCAGCTCGCCCACCTGGAATACGGGTAGAACGTACTGACCTTCGGTCCGGCGCTCCTTGATCTTCGGTCCTACGCCTCGGGAGCAGTAGCTGGAAAGCGTGTTCCGCTGTAGGCCCAGGTACTCGGCGGCCGGACCGAAACCCACCAGCTCGGTATCGGGCATCCGGTCCTCCTTCCGGGTTGTCAGGGGCCAGGTGGTCCGGGGTACTAGGGTCCTGTTCACCGCCGGCTTACCGGGTCGCGTACCCCATGCGGATATCGGCTACTGGGGACCGGGTTCCCCCGGCCTGGTCCCGCTCGCGTCGCGGGCAGTTCTCACCATACAGGCATGACTGCCCAGATGCAACATGGCAGGTACGCCTGTGACGTGAGCCACAAACGGCGGCAGCGCTTGACACGTAACCGTCACGCCTGTAAAGTTGGTCTCACGAGCAGGGAACAACCCCCGCCGGACAGGGAGGATCAACACCGTGCAGATCACCGCCATCATCACCGGCACCGCCATCCGCGTGGAAATGCGGGACCTTCTCGGCACCGTTGAGCAGGTCTTCACCGAGCCCCGGCCGGCCACGTTCGCCCATGCTGACACAGCGCTGGCGGCCCACGGGTTTGGCCGGATTCGGGGGTGGAGCTGGAACCTGGGGGAGCAGGGCACCGTGACCGCACAACTGCAGGTCATTGACAACCGGTTCAACGGCACTCGGGCGGCACGCCTGGACCAGGCGATCGGGACCACCCACGGGAAGCTGGAGACCGTTCCAGCCAGCTCAGTGAACAACGGCGACATCATCACCGACCTGGAAGAGTGCGCGCTCTACGTGGTCGCGGGCTCGAACCCGGGCTGGAACAACTACGGCCCGGCCATACGGGTCCACATGGTGGGCGAGGGCAAGGTCTGGGATGACCGGTATACAACCGACTTTCCGGCCGGCCAGCTCGTGAAGGTCGCGCGCCGGAAGGCGTGACTCCCACCGGGACAACCCCCCGACCCTTACGGATCGGGGGGCTTTGCGTCAGTACCCGCCACCCGGAGATGACAGTAAGTCGCGGGCTCGGTGCACTTCCGGCCACCTCATGTCGGCCTCCCTACGGTGCTGCCGGGCCTCCCGAAGGGCGCGGTCAGCCCGATCCTGCTCCCGGCTGTTGCGGCGCGTTACCCACCGCCACCATCTCCTGGTCATGGCCTGGCACTCTTCCGCAGTGGAGCTAGTACCTGGTAGAGCTGTTCTCTGGTCGTGTCGTGAGCCCGGCGCTCCTCGGTGGCCGCTAGCCAGGCTTTCTCAGCTACGTATCGGTAAGCGTTGATGCTGCTCCTGTGCAGCATACCGAAGACAGTAGCCAGCACGCTCAGCGTGCCGCCTTGAATCAGCCACACCCAGGACTCATTCACTACCTCCACGCCCCTCGGGGAGCAGACCTGGGTCCCCTCCGGCGCAGGACCATCGGGTCCACCACGGTCGGACCGTCCCAAGCCAGCTCCAGGGCCGACTCCAGGTGGTGACGAACCGCGATCCGCTCCACCTGCCTATGCTTGGTCAAGGAGTCCCCGGGGCGGTGATCGACCAGGCTCGGCCAGGTGTACCAAGTGTCGATCTTCTGGCGCTGGAACCAGCGACCTACCCGCATGTCGTCCGGCATCCCACTCTTCCGGTCGCACCACGCGATCATCTCCGGAATCATCGCCACCGGAACGGCCAGGCACACGCCCCACATGAGCACGTACGAGCAGATCCAGGAGGCCCCCTGATCGTCGGCCTGGTCCGCCATCTTGCCCCAGCGCCTCGGTACGTTGCGGCCCTGCCCGAGGTAGGGGGAGACCAGTGCGTAGTCGGGGACGTGCTCCAGGGCTTTCTCCAGCGCCGGCAGCATGTCCGGGGAGGGGATCGCGTCGTCCTGGACCAGGACGTGGAAGTCCGCTCCCGGGTCGTGCATCGACCAGGCTTCCCGGGCCACCGACCACACCCGGTCGCCCTTGCCCGAGGGGGCGCCATGCGGGTCGAAGTGGACCGGGACCTGCCGGCCGCCCCAGCCGGCGGCCAGGCCGGCGGCCAGCTCGGCCACCATCCTGGCCCGGTCCGGATGCGCCATGATGCTGGCGGAGATCTTCACCGGTACCCGTACCTCTCCGCCATGTCGGCCACGCGCCGGCAGATCTCCGGCCGGACCAGGGTGGTCAGCTCGGCCCAAGTCAGCTCGGGGTGACTGGACGTGTCCAGGGGAGGGGGGAGCGGCCCCACCAGCGCGGCATCCGGCTGGACCATCCGGGCCACGCTGGTCACGTCCTCCGGGGTCACCCCGCCCAGCCAGAGCATCCGGTCCGCGTAGGGCTCGACCAACCGGTTCCATTCCACCCAGTAGAGCGCGGCCCGCTCCAGGTGGGTCTGGCCTTCCGCGATCACCGGGCACCGGCCGATCACCCACTCCTTCAGCCGAGCCGCTTCCGGGGTAGGCGGGTGGTCAGCGAGCACGCCGCGCGCCAACCGACTGGCGATGTTAGGCAAGGGGTGGCGGACCAGGTGGATCACCTGGGCGCCGGGAACCGGCAGGTACGCGGCAGCCGGGGCCGAGACCTCGGCTTGCCAGGGCCGACCCGTCCCATCTCGGTCCTTCGTGAAGGCGTACTCGTGGGTAGCTGGCAGCCCGGCGCGTCGAAGACACTCCGCAACCCAGTGGGTCCCGGACCGGCCGGCACCGGTCACGATCAACCGTGGCTGACCGTCCACCCCCGGGCCGGTAGCCGGTCTCACCTCCCCGCTCGCAGCGCGGCCAGCGCCGCGTCCCGGGTCTTCCGGTCCCGCCCGAGTGTGATCCTCCGAGCTTGGGCCAGCTCGCGGAGCTGGGCCACGTTCAGCTCGCCCAGCGTGGTCTGAACGGTCACGCTCGCGATCTCACCGGGCAGCACGGTCTCATGCGCCACCGCGATGTTGGGGTCCGCGTCCACGCCGGGCTTGCCCGCGATCTCGGGCGGAACCTCCGCCATCGGGACGGTCTCCGCCTTGCCCGCGGCCACCGTGTCCGCCTTGCCGGCGGGCTGTTGGCCAGCCTGCCACGCCTCCTCGGTGCCCGGGGGGAGCGGGTATGCAACTCCCCCGCGCCTGACCAGACCCTCCGCCTGGTCGCCCTCGGCCTCGACCGCTTCCCCGGGCTCGCCCGTGCCCGGGTGCTCGCGCTCGGTGGAGTCCCCCTCGATCGCGTCAGGGAGCGGGAAACCCGGTCCCCCCCGGTCGATGGTCAGGTCTTCCTCCTTGATCGCGTCCACCAGCTCCTGGCGGGCTTCCTCGGCCCGGTTCTCGGCCGGCACGCGCTCCAGCTCGCGGTGAACCAGGACCGGGTGGCCCGAGCCCAGCCGGGTCACGGCCAGCCGATCGTGGAAGACCAGCACTGGCTCCAGTAGGCCTTCGGTCACCATGTCGTCCACGGCCCGGACCACCTCCGGGTGAGTGCTCTCCACGTAGTCATCGAACGCGATCTCGGCATCCCGAGCGAGGTGGGGCGCCCAGGCTGCCAGGTCTTCCCGAACCGCGTCGTACCGGTGGTCTCCGTCCACGAACAGCATCCCCACCGGGGGGCCGGACCAGGCCCTACCCTGCTCGGCCGAGAACCCCTGGACCAGCCGGACCGAGTTCGAGAACCCCTGGGCCTTGACGTTGTAGCGCGCCCAGGCCCGGGTGCCCGGGTCGGTGAACGCCTTGCGATGCTTGCCCAGCGCTCCAGCGGGGTTCTGGGTGTACGGGCCGCGCTCGCCCGGCAGGTCCCAAGGGTCGATGCCCCAGATCCGCGCTCCGCGGCCCTGGCGGGCTCCCCAGGCGATGTACAGCAGCGTCCGGCCCTGGTAGACCCCCAGCTCCACGATCGCCCGGTCAGCGGGCACCTGGGCGGCCAGGTCGGCGAGCGTGATAGCCACCGGCTCGGGGGTGAGGCCGGCGGTCTTCCGGATGCGGTTGGGTACGGGCATGGCTCGCTTCCTTCTCGTTGCTGGCGGGTCCGGTCGGACGGCTGGTTGGGTGGTGACCTCGCCCCCCGGGCCGGCGCCCATCTTGATCCGGTGTCTCGATCCCGGGCGAGCGGGGGTGGAATGGGTACCGCCACTCGTTTGGCTCGCCCGGGAGGTCTGTTCTGTCGTTTTCCTGTGCCAATGATGCAAGGTGTACGCCCCTGGGAAGTTCTCCCCGCGCCGGCCCAGCTCGCTCCAATGCATGGGGTAGATCAACTCCGGGGGGAGGACGGTCACCTCGGGGTGTGCGGCGGCCACCTCGGTCAGGTAGTGGGGGCCGGTGGCGACGTTGCTGGGCTTCCCCCGCTTGGCCCGGACCCGGGCGGGCAGCCCGTCCACCATGGCGGAGATGAACGCGCTCTGGTCAGGGGTAGCCAGGAAGGCATTGTTGACGTAGGTCCGGTCTTCCCGGGCGGCCAGCGACCCGCCCGCCTCGTCCAGCGGTTCGATCAGCGGGTCTATCGCGTGCAGCGGTTCCAGGTCCGCGTCCACCCACAGACCTCCCAGCCGCTGGAGGATCAGGTACCGGGCAATGTTCGTCTTCCACCCCCACTCCGCGGACCGGGGGGACCAGTGCATTCGTTCGAAGTACAGCCCACTCACCGGGTGGTGCTCGAAGTTGAGCCGGAACGTCTCTTCGTTCCAGATCATGAGTCGCCACTCCGGATGGAGGTCTACCCAGCGGTTCCGGTACCGGGCGTAGTCGTCCGGCAGCGGAGGACCGTCCCACCACCAGTGGATCAGCCGGGGGATCGTCATGTGCCCCATCATACGGGGACAGGGTGGCATTCCGGGTGGCTCCCCCGGAGCTGGGGGACCGGGGGGACCCGTAGGGACCCCCGCTGGCGTGTTTCCCGGAAACCAACTCTTACCCGAGCCGGACACCGGGTGATGTCACTCTGGGTGGACCTCCCCATTACCCCCACCTATAGGTGTGTTCTTCACCCGTATTAGGTAGAGGGGGTCCCCCAGGTCCCCCCGGGTCCCCCCACGGCAGAAGCTGAGCACTTGACGTTAAGACGTCAACGGCCCCCGCCCAGCTCGGGCAGGGGCCGTCACGGGTAGTTGATCTACAGCGCGATCACCGCGAGCGTACGAGCGCTGAAGACAGCATCCGCGGCTACCGAGAAGTTCCGGTACTTCATCGTGAACGTGTGCTCCCCGGGGTTCAGGCCCAGCAGTGGCACGATGTTGGCGAACCGGTCGGTAGCGCCGTGAGCCTGGCCACCGCTATCCACGTTGGTGAACGCCTTTGCGGCGCTGGTCGTGGTGGAAGCCGGGATCGAGGTGGCGCCGGACACCTGGATGCCCGCGTAACCGCCGATAGCGTCGATGCCGGTGTTCACGATGCCCTCGATCCGGACCCCGACGAACGCCAGCGCCACGCCGGAGATGATCTCGCACGTCACCGATGGTCCGAAGCTGGGCAGGTCCCCGAAGGTGATATCGGCGGACAGGATCTCGGAGGTGACAACGGTGTCCACAAAGATCCTCGATGCCAGGATCGACACAGCGAACGGCCCCAGCACATCGTCCCGGATGAAGACCTCCCCGGGGTCGCCACCGGCCCGGAACATGTCGTCCCCCGCGATGTCTTGCACCCGGATCTGGCCGCCCCGGATGCGCAGCCCTCCCGCCCCGATCGAGGACGACTCCAAGCTCCGGGCGGTGCCCATCTGGGCGACAGCTTGCTCCAGCCGGCGCAGCCGACGCATGACGTCACCCTGGCTGAATCCTTCTGGGCCGAACTTGCTCTCGCTCACAGATCCTCCCTTAGTATCGGGACGATGACCTGCCGTTGCATGTCCAGCTTGAAACCGATCACCCGCCCCTGACCCTGAACCCCGCTCGGGTGCCGGTGCCCGAACAGGTTCCACGCGATGTCATCCCCTAGCTGCCAGTCCACCCCGTACCGCGGGTAAGCATCCCAGCGTGCCTCCAGAGTGAACGTGCGGGTGCCCATCCGGCGCCGGCCCAGCTCCGCAGTGGCATGGGAGTTGAGGACCGAGGCAGTGATGATGTTGGACGAAGGCTGGAAGTGACGCTCATAGATCGGGTAGCCCGCGGCCAGAACCTCGCTAGCGATGGCTGGAGATGACTCGGCTTGGTCCTCCCCCTGCCCGGAGCTGTAGGCCACCACGTAGTTAGCCCCGTGCCCATCGGTATAGTTGATCTTGTATCGGTACCTGGCTTCGGACCCGTCGCGAGAGCCGAACACCGAGTTGGCCGTGGCCTGGAAGACCGCCCCGGGGGAGGGGGATGCCACCCCGATCCGCTTGCGGACTCGGAAGATCTTGGCGATAGCGGTCTTCGTGGCATCGGTCCAGTCCAGATCGATGGTCCACTCGGGGCCGTCTATCACCCCCATCAGCTCCTGGAGCGCATCGAACACGGTCTTACGGTCGGTGAGCAGGTACTCCCGGGTGCGCAGTGTGCCGGTCAGTGGTGCGTCGATCTCCAGCCCGATCCCGGAACCCACGCCCGCGATGTCCCCGGCGTCACCCACCAGAGTGGCCGCGATCACTGCCTCGTCTACCTGGTTGAACTGGTGGTCCCGGACGATCCGGCGCTCCAGGTACGCCTCCAGGGAAGCCACCGGCAGGCTCATGACCGCCTCGGTCCCCCCGTCCGACACCCCCACGATCCCGGCCCAGGTCGGGATGTCGTTGACGATGGCCGCGATCATCGCCCGGCCTGGCTCGGTGGCCTGCTCGACCAGCCCGATCGGGAGGGCGGCCGGCCCGGACAGCGGGATAGGCAGGTTCAGGCCCGAGGTGGTGATATCCCCCAGCACCCGGGAGACCTCGCCAGTGATGTCCGGCAGCTCGGCGATGATCCGACCGTCCGACAGCCGGCACCCCAGCCAGGTCACCCGGGTCCGGATCTGAGCTACAGCCACCGGGGGAGGGCCCGGGTCCGGCCCCGGCCCAGGGCCTGGCTCTGACCCGACCGTGAACGTGTGCGAGCGCCATACGCTGGTGCCCGACCACCCCGTTCCGGTGACCGTTACCTGCCCACCTTCATCAGTGATGTCCAAGGTGCCGTACTGGTTTCGGCCAGGCTGCGACGGACCGGTGTCGTACTGGTTCACCACACTGGCGGTAGGGGTGGAATCCAGGCTGGCGAACTGGAACACCGGGAACCCGCCGGGGCTGTTGCCACCCGTGTCTATGGCCAGCGAGTGGATGTCGCCGGAGATGATGCACATCTTCTCGGCCCATCCTGTAGAGCCGAACATCTCTACCAGCTCGGCCTGTTCAAACTGGAAGCTGGCCCAGGTGTCGGAACTGGTCCCCATCCACTGGGACGGCATGACCCACACCAACAGGCTGGCGTTAGAGCTCAACAGGAGGTCCGACATCCATAGCTTCTGGTCGGCGCCCAGCATGGTCTTGCTAGGGCTGTCAGTGTCGCTGTTGGGAGAGCGGTAGCTCCGGGTGTCAGACACCATGAACAACACTCGTCCAATCTGGAACGAGTGGTATATGGCCTGGCTCTCCGCGAGAGAGTAGTGGGGGACACGCTCCCGGTACGCCTGTTGCGCGTTCGCCTTTCCTACATGGGTTCCGTCAGAGTTGTCCGGGCCGTAGTCATGGTCATCCCATACGTAATCGATGGGGATCTTTCTATATAGCCCGTGCTGGTTCGGCTGGTCCAGGACATCACGGTACGACTCCCGGTAGTTGGACAGGCTGGCGCCCCCGGCTATCCCGTGGCTGCCACTGCCCAAGTCGTAGTAGTGCATGTCTCCCATGTGGATGAACGCAAGGGGTCGGGGCTCTATGTCCCCGATGGTGCTGAAGACTCCATGATTGGATATCCGGTTGCTGGCAAGCACGGTGCCCACTCCGGGCACTTCGGGAGCCGATCCCGCGCAGGAGGCGGCAGCTATCCGAAACGACGCTGGCTGGCCCATCACCGGGTGACTGTGGACCTGCCCGGTAAAGCTGGCGTCCAGGACGCCATCGTGCTCAACAGCCCAGTAGTACCCGGTGTCTGGCGTCATCCCCCCTACGCTCACACGAGCCACGTTCTGAGCGTCAGGTGCAACTAGGTCCCCAAACGACGGAGCAGGGAAGCTCGGATCGGTGTCTATCGCCAGCCGGGCGTTAGCACTGGAGGACACCTCTGTCACGACGTGAAGTAAGCTGGGTGTGACAGACCCGGCCCAGGCCGATATGACAGTCAACGTAGAGCCTCGCGAAGATCTGCCAGAGATACCCCGGCTGTCTCAGCCAGCTTCGATCGGGTCTCCTTCTTACGACGGTTCAGTTCCACGTGGCTGCGAACCAGATCGGTCCAGTCGTCAGCGTCCACCGGTTGGTGCCCCTCCTGAAAGTCCAGGACGTGAGTCTCCAGATCTCCCCGATCCGCAGCCTTAACCCCGCAAGTGCAACGGTGCGCGCCCTCTGGGACAGTGCTCGTAATCATCAGCCTCTCACTCCGATCAAGGTCACCCGCACGTCTCCGCCCCACAGTTGTCCCGCGGGCCATAGCTGAATGCTGGTGATAGCCACGGTGCTATTCCAGTATCCTCCGCCTACCCCATACGACGTGTCGGTAGAGCTGCCGTCTACCCCCCGCGCCACACTCTCCCCGTGGGCAGATTTCGTGGGCACGATTCCTTGGTTGCTGTACCAGGGAATGAAGATCTTACCGCTACCGCCGTTCTGAGATCCGGTGAACCCGACTCGGACGGAAGTTGTGTTAGCGCTGGCGTTGTGCGCCCACGCGGTACCATCAGTGCGTGCCTGCTCAGAGAAGTAGTTGGTACCGCCATCCCCATTGAACCTCATGCTGAGAGTCGCGGCAGCGTTAGACGCGTCGTTGCGTCCTCGCCAGAACAGGATCAGGTGGGCAAAATCCTGATTGATCCCGCTAAATACGGTGGTGACGCTGGTTCCGGCTCCACCGTCAAACTCGGCGATGGTGACCATAGACCTACTGTGGATGAATGAGGACGCGACACTGTTCCAGGCAGAGCCGTTCCACCGTCGAAGTTCGTCAGTATCTGCCTGGTCCGCGTACATCCCCTCATACCGGCCAGCAGAGGGCAGGGTGGTGGAGGTCAGTACGGGTAGGATGCCGCCAGATGACACGGTGAACTGGGCTTGTGACTGGACACTGGGGGCGGGTGAACCGCCGGACGGGACCAGGATAGTTCCCAGCCGGGAGGAGTTGGCGGTGACCGCTGGTGTACCTGCTCCCGGAGTCCCCACCACGTACTCGACGCGTGAACGCCGGAACCCGCTGGCGTCTTCGTCGTCATCCTCAATCACCAAGTCCAGCGCATCTACCCGGTCGTTGGTTCCGTCTGCCGGGTCGAGCGCGTCTGTCTCCTGGAGTTGGTGGTACCGGTAGGGTCCGCTGGTGGAGGTCAGTCCGGGGTATACGACCCCGGAGTGGTTGTTGACTGTCCAGTTGGTCCCCGCTACAGAGATGACCACGCCACTGCCTGGCCGGACTCCTTGGCGGGCGCCCAGCCCGTCCCCCGAGCCGTGGAACAAGGTCACAGCATCGTTGCGGCGCAACGCCACGGCGTTGTAGCTCGGGACTGCCACGTAGACCTCAGCGGTCCCGTTAGAGGCGAACTCCTTGAGCTGGCTACCCCGGGTGCCGGATAGCTGGAAGTTGTTCCCAGCCACGTTGCGGACGAAGTAGACCGCGCCCGAGATGAGGGGGCCAACTGCCCCGCCAGTGAGCGTATCGACCATCACGATATCGCCATCTATGAGCCCATGCCCGACCACCGTGAGCGTGTTAGTGCCCGAGGTCACCGTGGCCGAACCCACCGAATCCTGAGCACCGACGTTGATCCACGCGGGCCTACTCATGATCTACCACCATGCCGATCTGTACGTGACAGTTAAGAGAGCGTCCTCATTGAACTCTTCAGCTACGAAGCGCAGCGTGGTCGTTCCAGGAAGCAACGGGAACGGGTCGATGTCCCAGATCACTTGGCCGCGCGCTGAAGACCCGGGCAGCCCGTTACGTAGCACCGTCCCGGACGCCGTGCTGATCTCCACCCACTGGCCAGCCGGGATGGTCAGGTCAAAGAAGTCGATCTCTTGGACACTGCCGTCCGGGCGCTGAAGGATGATCCGGGGGTTGACTACCGGCCCGTCTATCCGGAAGAACAGGGGGGCGGGGGCGGTGCCTATGTTCACCAGCTCCAGCACTCCGCCGACCAGGAAGCCTTCCACCACGAACGGGACAGTGAACGGGACAGTGAGCCCGCCCTCCTGTTGAGACAAGCCGATCGAGTCAGTGATGGCGGGGGTGGAATACTTCCGGGGGTCGAGTGCGACGAACACTAGCTGAGTGTTGGTACGCGCGATCCGCCATAGGTTGGTAGTGTCTGGCTCGACCACCCGGGGCCGGCCGAACATCACGTAGTCGCGCGAGCCCAACGTGAAGGTCAGCTCGGACTCACCGATCAGGTCCCCGATCGGTGCCCAGGCAGCCGACAGGGCTTGCTGGAGGGCCGCCCAGGCGTCCTCAGCCTCGGGGGTGACCAGACAGTCCGGGTCTCCCCGATCGGCCCGCACGGTGAGAACCAGGGGGACCACGACCTCCTCGGCCCACTCCGCCCCGGACCACGCGCCATGGTTCCAGGCCCGAGGCTGGCTGCTCGCGCGAGCGCGGAGCCGGAACGGGTTGAACTCGACTACCGCGTACGGTGTGCCCGGACCGAACTGGAGACCGTCCAGGCTCACGGCCGGTTCATTCAGGTACTGGGTGGCAGTGCTCACTCACATGACCCCCGATCGTTCCAGGGTCCGGATCAGCTCATCCTCAGACCAGTGGTTGTCGAGCGCCTGCAAGTTCAGGTTCTCGATGTGTACCGGCGGCCGGGGGTCGGCTGCCGAGGCCCCGTCGCTGCCGGCGGGCCGGCCGCCAGTGAAGAACGACTCAGGGACCATCGACCCGTCCTCGGCCCGGACCATCCGGATCTCCTCCCCTGCCGCCCTGACCTGATCGGTGATCGCCCGGAGCTGGCGGTCCAGGTTGTCACGCTCGTCTTGCAGCCCGGCCTGGAGCCCCAGCATGATCCACCGGCCCGGGTCGCGTAGCAGCCCGCGGTCTACAGCCTCGGGCCCCTTCAGCTCCCGGATACGGTCGCCGAGCCCGCCCAACCAGTTCTCCACGTCGCCCCAGATCTCCCGGAGCCCGTTCCACAGGCCAGACATGATGTTCCGTCCAGCTTGGACCAGCCAGTCCCTGGCGTTGCTGAAGAACCCGACCAGACCGTTTCGGATGTTGCTGAGCTGCTGTCCCGACCGCTCCCGCCAGGTGTTCCACAGAGCAGAGATCAGCGACCCGATGAGCCGCGTACCAGCCTGCCCCATCCGGGGGATAGCGCTCAGCAGCGCCAGCGTCATAGCCGGGATGATCTGGGTATAGAACGCCTGAACCAGCTGAGGTAGCGCCTTGAGCAGGCCATCGGTGAGGGCGCCCAGGATCAAGATCCCAGCGTCGATGATCTCTGGCAGGTTCTCCTCAATGACCACGGTCATCAATGGGATCAGGGTCTCAGTGATGAACTCGGTGATCATCTCGATGTTGTCGACCCACGCCTGGACCAGGGTCAAGATCACGTTTACAGCCGAGTCGATGATCTCCGGGTTGTCCCGCAACAGCTCGGTGATAGCCGGCACTACCTCCTCAGTGATGACGGTGGCGATCTCCTCGATCGACTCGGCCATGCCGGTAGCGAACTCGCTCAGGAACTGGACCCCCTGCTCCAGGGCCTGGGGCAGCTCGTTCTGGACCGCATCGATGAAGGCCGGGATCACCTCGTTGCGAACGATGTCGATCATGTCTGGGATGGACTCCACCAGACCCTGGATCAAGGCTATGAGGATCTGCTGGCCCAGCGTCAGGAGCTGGGGCAGGAGCTGGATCACCGCGACCAGAATCACCGGGACCAGACCGAGGATCGCGGCCTGGAGCTGGGGCAGCGCCTCGATGATCCCGGTCACCAGCCCGACCAGTAGCTGAATCCCCGCATCGAGCAGGTCGGGCAGAGCCTGGACCAGGGTGGTCAGCAACGTCGCGATGATCGAGACAGCGGCATCGAGCACCATGGGGAGGGAAGATAGAATCCCATCGATCAGGCCGGTGACCAGCATGATCGCGCCTTCCAGCACCAGCGGCGCCGCGCCGATCAGGGTCTCCACAATGGCCTGAATCATGCCTACCACCGCTTCGATCACCTGGGGGATGATCTCCGGCAGGGCCTCAGCAACTGTCGATATGACCGTCAGGACCGCGTTAAAGAACGCCTCTCGCGCCTCCAGGATGAAATCGATGATTCCATCTATGTTGTCGGTGATGAAACCCAGAACGGACTCAAACGTGCTCTGGATGGAGCCGAGCAGGTCACCGCCCGAGAAAACATCCTGGACAGCCCGGAAGGCGCCGGCCAGCCCGTCCTCGCTGAAAGCCTCGATCACGTCCCCGATCACGGGGAGGATCGTGTCATTCAGCATCGGGAACAACCGGTCCACAAAGAACTCCATGACCGGCTCACCCGCGTCGAACAGGAACGCGCGCATCCGGGTCTTCACCTGGTCCCAGGAGTCCGAGAACTGCACCGCCAGGTCGATCTGCTCCTGGGTCGCGCGCCCGGCGTCGTCCATGACCGCCGTGGCGTCCTCCAGGGTGAGGGACCCGTCACGAAGCGCGGGCGTGAGCTGGACAGCTGCCCGACCAAAGATGTCGTAGGCGGCGGCGGTTTGGGCGGCCGGGTCCTGGATGTCTTTCAGAGCCTGGATACTGTCGCGGAAGACCTCCTCACTGGATCGAAGGTTGCCATCAGCGTCGGTGACCGAGACCCCAAGGTTCTCGAACGCATCACGGGCCGGGCCAGCTTCCGAACCCGCCTCACCGATCGAGCGCGACAGTCGCTCCATGGTCCGGTCCAGAGTGCCGGCCTCGATGCCGTTCTGGGAAGCCCAGAACCGGAGGTCCTGAAGGAAGTCGGTAGTCGTTCCGATCCGGGCTGAGGTCTTGTCCAGGTCATCCCCGAGCCCGGCCACCGTGAAGCCGAGCGCGGTCACTCCGGCGCCGGCAGCAGCCACAACAGCGGTGACTCCCAGGATCGCCCCGGTCATCACCTCGGCCGCACCCTCCATGGCGGTGCTCGACCGGTCGGCACTCTCCTCGAAGTCGGATGCGATCGACTCGGCGGACTCCTGGGCGGCCTGCTCCGGCTCGGTGAAGTCGCCCTCTACCTCGCCCAGCGAATCGGATGCCCCCTCGGCCCCCTCCTCAAACTCACCCGCGATCGTGTCCGAGGCTTCCTGGGCTGAGCCCTCGGCCTCGGTGAAGTCGCCGGTCACCTCGACCGGTTGTACGTCGATCCCGCTGAGGATCGAGTCCAGCTCGTCCTGTACGTCGGACGCGAAGCTGGACACATCGCCGGTGACCTGCACTCGGGCGGAACCTACCGGCGATGTCATAGACCCAGCGTACGGTGTCACCCTAGCTGCCGACAGGGTGGCATTTCGCGTAGGCTGGCCAGGTGGACATCTCCCAAGCCCAGGTGTCGAACCTCGGGGACGAGGTAGTCCTCACCGACCCCGAATGGCCGTGGACGCTGCAGGTCCGGATAGGGGAGGTGGAAGGCCGGCCAGCGATCACCGAGCTGACCGTGACCGCGCGTGAGCTGGAGGCTGGAGCCACGGTGGGTGGGGGCACGTACCAGCTCCCGATCACGGCAGCCGTGCTGGACCAGATCCCCCTACGCCAGCTCGCCCGGGTAGCCGCCAGCACGATGGCCGGTGAGGGGGAGGCCCACTACCGGATGTTGGCTCGCCCGCGCCCCCAGGGCTCCCGTAGCTGGCCGGCAGACCACTTCCAGCGGGTGGTCAGGGTGGCAGCCTGGGCGCGCTCTACCGGCCGGACCGGGGGCGCTGCCGGGGCTGTTGCCGAGTTCTGGGGCGTGCACCCCCGGACTGCCCGGCGGTGGCTTTCACGGGTACCGGGGCGGGCTTAGGTCCGGCCATCTCCTCGAACTGGGCCATAGCCCGGTCCCGGTTCGGCCGGCGCCGGAGCCGGGGGCCGGTATCACCAGCCGGCGCATCCTCGTTGTCCAAGAGCGCCCGGAACTTCTCCTGGCCTTCAGGCTTCAGGTGTGCCAGGACGGTGGAGTGGATGGCGTCCAGCGCGGCGCCCAGGGGGATCTCGTCCCACCGCACGCCGAGCCGAGCCAGCTCCCCGCCCACCACGGCCCACTCCATGTGAGCTACCCGGGCCAGAGTCAGGGCCTGGTGGACCGACCGGCCGGCCACCTGCTCCACGGCCATGGTGACCGAGGCGGACAGGTCCGCGGGCTCAGCCTGGCCGGACAGGATCATCTCGTCCAGGGGGTCCGGGTCCTCGATCAAGTCCAGGACCGCGCTGATCTCCCCCTCCATGAGCAGGGGGAGCCAGTCCGCGGCCGGTAGGGGCGGGATCTCGAAGGTCCGGCCCGCGAGGTTCAGCTCCACCGCCCAAACCCGCATCGAAGCGGCCGGGTCGGTGGTCATGGTCAGTCGGTCCGGGAAGGGTGGTCAGCGAACAGCGGCGGGTTGACCACGGTGGCCGGCCGCGGGACCGAGCCGGCGCGGCCCTGGTCCGCCTTGATGCCGGCCCGGACCGCGCTGTCCTTGGCCGAGATCAACCCGTTGAGCGCGGTGGTCAGCTCGGGGGAGTCCACCCGGATCAGGTCGATGAGATCCGTGGCCGCGTGGTAGAAGGGGGACGAATACTGGCGCAGCACCAGGGGGAGGTGGGAGTACGTAAGCCACTGGAGCGCGTCCTGGACCCCCGGATGGCGGCCGGCGGTCAGGGACTCCGCGTGCTCCCTGGTCCCCAGGTCATGATCGTGCGGTGCGGGCTGAGTCATGATGTCGCCTTCCTGGTGGTCTTCTTGGCAGGGGTGGTCTTGGCCGGTGCCTTGCGGCGCGCGGGGGCCTTCTTGGTGGCAGCCCGGCGTCCGGCGCGGTTGCTGAAGGCGGCAGTGGCCTCTAACAGGATGTTGCTGGCCTCCTTGAGCCCGAGCCGGCCGGCCAGCATCTCGTCGTCAAGCCAGTCGATGTCGGCCGAGTTGACCAGCACCGTGTCAATGATCTTGCGGACCCGCTCCAGCGCGTCCATGACTTCTTTCCCAGTCCAGTCACGGAGGTCACTGGTTTCCAACCGATGCATGATCCGGCGCCACACCAGGATCTGCTC